TACAAAATAACTATTAGTCCACATGCTAGGCATACTAGACTTTAAATGTGGAAAGTTCTCTCTTAATACTCTCGAACTAAAGCCTTTTAAACCTTTTACTACTTTATGAATTCCATATTGAGGGTCACAAGATATTAATAAGTGCACATGTTCTTTATCAGTTTCCATTTCTATTATTTCTGCTCCAAGTTCATCTGCTTTATATGGTAGTATTTCTTTTAACATCTTTTCAACTTCGCCAACTAAAACAGGTTTACGATACTTAGGGCAAAATACAATATGATATTTGCAATCATAAACTATATTTTCGTTAGATTTATACATAAAAACTAACACCTCCTAAATATAGGGTATCAGTAGTGGTATTAGATTACAAGCATTATTCTAACTTTTTTTATATTAAGACCTTACCTTTCATCCCTACACCTAAAGGAGAGGGCTTTTTGGCAATTTTATTGTAATTTAGTATATTGACTTTATATACTTACTACAAAATTAACCCTAAAGTGCTGTTATACTTTAACTTATTACTAGATTTTAGTACCATACATCTTTCTAATTTATTTATTAACTTTAAGTAACACAATCTATTAAATATAAAATCCGAATTATTGAAATCAGTTTTATACTTAAACAAAAATATTTATATTTGAAGTATTAGCATTTTTAAAATATAATTTAATTATAATCTAAAAAGGGGTTGAAAAAAATGGATGTTGAACAATCTAAAAAAGTTTATCTAAGCATTGGAAAAGAATTATCTAAAAAAATGACTAAATCAGAGTTAACTAAATTTTCGCAAGAAGTAGCAAACTATTTGCAATATGCTGGACTTGATAAGAATATGAAAATTAAACTATTTCAAACAATTTTGGAAATGGTGGCAAGGAAAAAAATAACATTATCAAGCGATAGCGAATTTACAGAAGGAATATTACAAAGTGATGAAGCAGAAATGACGACGAATATAGGATTTATAATCGAAGGATTAAGTTATCATAATGACTAATTTTAGCATTAAAAAAACAGTGTATTTATCTGAATGCACTGTTTTTATTTCCTCATAGTTAATATAAAATAATGTGATATTATATCATATAGATATAGATTAAATTGATATTTAAATCCCTTATAGTTAATCTAAAAAATTGCCATTATATCATTTCTCTATAAATTAAATTGACATTTAAATCCCTTGTAGTTAATCTGAAAATTCTTATTATAATATCATTTCTAAATAAATTAAAAAATATTTTAAATCCCTCATAGTTAATCAAAAGCGATACTATATACATTAATAATAATACTCTTCTACTTAATTTTCAACTATATTTTGCAATTCTTGTTTACAACTTTCAATGCCTTTTTGTAATTCTTCTAAAAAAACTGATGTGCTATCGTCTATATTTCTTTCAGCAATTTCTTCGAAATTTTCTTTATTGAATTTTTTATAACTATCCCAATCCAAACTTTCCCACTCATTTTCACACCAATTTTCAAATTCTTCATAATCGTTTACGTAACAAATTTCTCCAAACATATCGTTTAAATGAGTTGGTGTTTGATTTAATGTGAAAATATTAATTTCTTTGTCATCATCTAAAAGTTTAGCCCAAGTTTGAACTGCTATCGCTTCAACTTTTCCTTGTATATCGATATAAATTTTTATATTATTAGTCTCTTTGATTAAACAACTTTCTTTAAAAGCTTTTATAGCTTCTTCTTCTATTTTATCCATGTTCATATCTATAACTCTTAAAAATCTTCTAGCTTTTTGTTTATTCATTTTAATTTCCTCCTATTTTAAAATATTATTCAAGATATATCTGTATTTTTGTATTAAAAAACTGTATTATAACAATACAGCTTTATGATTTTTATATTCAATTTTATAATTTTTTAAAATAAATTCAATTACATCTAATATTCTATTTCTTTTAACTTGTCATTGTCTTTTAAATATTTCTCTATGCCTTCTTCAATCCTTGCTCTAAGGTCTGATAGTTCATCGCAAAATTGGTCGCAATCGCAAGGTTGTTCTAAATTCAAAACTTCGTTGTACTCTTTTGTAAAAATTTCATGGTCATATGGGATATTAAAAGTATATTCTATGTCACCTTTATGTCTAAAATCTTCACTCATTTTTATACTTACTTCAAAATCATCTATTGTTATTATAGTGCTTTCTATATCTTGTATTTCATATCCTGCATCAGCTATATAAGACCATTCTTCTTTGAAATATTTTTCCATTTTTATTCCTCCTTATAATTTTTCTATATTTGTAATTTTTATTATAGAGCTACAAATCTCTTCCTCATTTTTTTCTACTACTTCAAATTCAGCATTTATGTCTATGTCATAATCTTCGCCTAATCCGCAATATGTATAGCTTCCTACATTTAAATATTCGTTTATATCTCCAGCTGTAAAAAAGTCCCAACTACTTGTTCTTTCTACTGTTCTAGCATATAATTCTTGTACTTCATTGTAAAATTCTATTATATTAAACTCTTGCCCTTTTAAATTTTCCATTTCTTCTAAAAATTCTATTATTTTATTTTCCATTTTAGTCATCTCCATTTTTTAATTATTTTTATATATAAAAGTTCTTTCGCTCTTTTCAATTTCTGTAAGATACTCTAAAAATTCTTTAATTTCTTGCTTGTTTATGCCTACAAATTCGTGTCTGATTTCACATTTTTCAATGCGCGTAGAATATTTCTCTTCTAATTTATAAAATTTTGGTCTTACGTTAGCTATAAGGTCACTTTCTACATTTTTGCTACATAAGCTATTTACATATATTAAAATGTTTTCTATATTTTCTATGTCTACTTTGTCGTCTTTTGAATAATAAAAATTAAATCTCAATCTTATTCCTATGCTACTGTTAATTTCACCATGCCCCCACGTTTCAATGTTTAAACTTTTTCCAACTGTTTCTTTAACGCTTCCCACGTGACTGTTTGCACAATCTTTAAGACTTATATCAAATATATCATTGTTAATTTTATTAATCTCTTTTTCTATCATTTTAACATTCTCTTTATTAACTTTTAAATCTAATATTGTACTAAAATCTATATTCATGTTTTAAACCTCCAATTGTTTTTTATTTTAATTATAACATCTGTTGGTGAACTATATTTGTACCAATCCAAAATTTTTAACAATTTACTCCTCTATAAAATAAATGCCATATTTCTTCTATTTTTCTAATACTTTCAACTTTAGATTCTTTAATTTCTTTAAATCCATTTATGAAATATCTTGGATTTTCTTGTATTAATGTCTCTATAATAAGTTCTTTTGTTTTCTCCGTATTTGCATTAGGAACTTGTTTTATTATTTCATCGAATATTTCAACTATTTTAAGTACATTTTCTTTTATCTCATTAGCCCATGTGTTGTTAAATTTTATTTCTCTAGCTATCTTCTTAGCTTCTTCATAAGTTATGTTATAATCTTTAACCTTTTTTAATTTGTGTGGTACTTGTGTTTCATATTTCAGTAAACTCCATATTTTACTTTCTTCTGCAAATTGAGAATCTTTTAATGTCTGATTTATATGAAATGCTTTTTGCTCTAAAGAATTATGTTCTAAAATATCTTTGAAATTATCTATAAAGAATTTAGCACTTTCTATACTTCTCATTTCTTCTTTTATTCTTTTAAACTTTCTTTTACATTTTTCTGTCATTTCTTCTATGCTCTTGTCTTTTACTTTATAATCTCCGTCTTCTATTTTTTTCATTTTAATCTTTTCTAGTTCGTCAACAAAATTTAAAACATTATCTCTTATTTCATTAGCCAATTCAACTTGTTTTTCAGAACCATTTAACATTAATACATTAAATGAATTTTCTTTTATTTCTTGACTGACATTATCTTCTCTATAAATTTCTTTTGAATATATTTCAATTATTTCATCAGTAAGCAAATCTATGAATTTTTTTAACACATTTGAGTATTGTTTTATGAAGTAAAAATTTTTATTGTTACAATCATAATAAATTTTTAATTCAGAAATATTACCAGAATTTTCAACACGCTGTGCTATCTTAGTTATTCCTAGTCCCTCTCCTAGTCCAATTCCAAAATCATTATTTTTAATAAATTCTTTGAAATCAATTTTAGAAGGAACTTTATTTATGTAAATTCGTCTATGTTCTCCACCTTGCCATAATTTATATTCTTTTAATAAATTTTTTACTAATAAAGTTTCCATTTTTATACCTCCTTATATTTCTAAACTTTAGAATAATAATATATTCTAAAGTTTAGATTTGTATATTTATTTAATATACTTTTATTATAGCAATCAATAGTGAATTATTTTTGTATCAAATAAATATTTTTATAAAATTTTATTCTATTGTAAAACCTTTTAATTTACCATCTTTAATAATAAATGTTAATCCAGCTGTATGCCATCTAAATGCATCATACAAACTTATTTTATGTATATCTTTTATATAACATATCATAATATCATTCTCCTATATAAAATTTTATACAGTTAATTAAATCAACTTTACTATCTAATGTTAAATACCAATCACCCATGCAAGAAGGATAAAAGTAATATTTATTATCCTGTTTTATATAAACAATTGAACTTCCATCATTTAAAAATACTTTAATGTTTCCATTGTTATTTAACTTATTAATCACATATACATCCTTTGAGTGACTTACATTGTTTGATAGCTCTTTGTAAGTTGCAACTGCGTTATCTAAATCTTTTTTATTTTTAAAGCTATAGTTCCAGTCACCTAGACAAACTGGATAGAAATTATAAACTTGCTCTTTATTATCATATAAAACTACACTTTCATCTTCTAATATTTCTACAACTCTGTCTGTAGACTCTACATAAAAATTATCTAATTCGGCAGCCTTAACTTCTGTTATTCCTGCAACACCCACAATAATTAAACTTATCGACATTCCTATAACCATACTTTTTAAATTTTTCATCTTTGCACCCTCCTAGTTTATAATTATGACCTTGTACAAGCCATTGTAAGCCATTTAAAAATCCTCTTAAAGTATTTATACCTTTAAATTTTTATACTCTTTAAAATCTTTTTATCAAATAAATATCATTATCAATTAATCTATAGTAATATACCTATAATAATAGCGATTTGATAATTTGAATATCATATTAAAAATATAATTTTAAACTCTTTTATTACTTCATGTCCTATATTAAAGATATGACACTCTTTTATATAAAATCATCTATATAAAATTCATTGTCATTAATTCATCGCCTACATACATTTATTGCATACTTTTATATAGTTCTTTTAAATCTTCATTTTCATCTAATATTACTTTTAAAGGTTTCATAGTATAACAACTTTTATATTTATATTTGTTTTTATTGTAATTTTCATCAAATTTACTCATATATTCCTTATACTTGATAAACAAACTGTTCAATATATCTATATCTATCAATCCAGACTTACTAAGTTTATTCATTCTCATACAACTATCTATCATACGAGCCAAAGACCAAGCCACTTCCGCAATTGCATCTTCTAACATTTGTTCATTAGATTTATAAGCATAAGAACCTTCTTTGTATTTAGTATTATTCTTCACTATTTTATTAAGATTTGTCTCTATATCTAAACCCTTACTGTAGTACTCAATACATTTGTAATGTTTTTTTATCTCTCTCGACAATGCTTTGTAAAATGTAACATTCAATTTCATTATTTTTTCTATACATGTTAATCCAACATGAAAAACTTCTCCTGTAACATTATTTTTTATTGTAGCTATATTTCTTATAGTTCTTCCACAGTGGTCACAAGTTCCTTCGCCTTTTGTATAACTTATCAAAATATACTCATTCATGCTTAAACCTCCAGTTATATTAAAATCATTCTTTTAATTACATTTCCATAAAGATAAAATTAAGTATCAAAATTAAACTATCTATATACTTTTCTATTTCTTTATATTTCAAGTCAAATATATCTGTATTATCAATTTTGTAACACAATTTATCTATTTGATATTCTGTAATTTCATCTATTTTATTCTTATATTTATATACTGATAGTGCTTTTCTTAAATCTTTTATGTATCCTTTTAGTTCTCTTAAGCTGCTTGTTTCAAGTGATGTTTTAATACCTTTAGCCTTATTTATTAACATTTCAACCCCCTCCAATTATATTAAAATTAATATTCTAAATGTTTTTATTCTCAATTCAAATTTCTTTTTTTTATCTAATAATTAACTGGTATTTTTAATAATCTATTATCTTCACTCATGCCTATTTTATATAAATCCTTTTCATATGTATGACATCTAACAGTTATAGAGTCCTCGTCCATAGAATAAAGACTTATTTTAGAATATTTTTCTCCTAATTTTTCCATTATTTCTTTATCTATTTTTTCATATGCTTTATTTCTTGCTATAGTTCTTTTTCTATTTAACTTATGGTCATCCATCAAATTGTATTCTTTTCTATTCCCATGCACTCTGTATCCTTCCATCCAGTCTAAAACCTCTATAGTATCAAAGTTACAATTAAGATTTTCATTTATATAATTTGTTAAGTCTCTTTTTGAATATCCCTTAAAAAATGTATTATTCAATTTTATTCTTGAAACATTTTCATCAGTCGATACACCAATATTGAAACAATGGTCAATATGTGTATACCACCCGAATCTTTTTACACTTTTGCAATTTTGTAAATTTCCGCCTAGCTCTAAATATATTTTATCTCCATTACCATTTATAAAAGCAGTTCTAATTCTATAATTTTCAACATCTGAACCCTCTTCATATATATTCATTCCAGCACCTTCAAATAATAATATTTTTTTCATTTTTATATCCTCCTAATATTTTATATCAACTTAAAAGTTGAATTTTTTTTACTTAAATTATTTAAAATTCTTTATATTGAATTCTATTTTCATTATCTAAATACATCATATTATTAATATTTTGTATTAATTGCTGTCTCAGTTCTTCTCCCTTTAAAGCCCAATCTAATCCGATTAAATTTCCTAGTCTAGTACTTAAAGAATTATAAGCCCCTGCTTCTCCTATTATTTTACCTTCTAGAAGATCACATATATTTATTAAATCTGTTGCCGTCATATATTCAGAATAATTTATCATGTTATTACCTCCTTATAATTTATTAGCTTGTTTCAATAATTCTAATTGATTGCTGTTTCCACATTTTAAAATAATACTTTCTGTAGTACTCCAATAGCTACTATCTAAATCCTTTTTAAACAATGATTTTATCTTGATTATTAATTTTTTCATAATTTTATTCCCCTTTCAATTTTTTATTGGAAGTGGCGTTTTTAAAGAACGCCCTAAAACTTTTTTATTTAGTTATTTGATGATAGTATTAGTAGAATTTAAATCTTTTCTATACTTGTCATAGTCAAAATATCTTTCAAGTACTTCTTTAGCTAAATATTTAATATTTTCTGATTCTCCAATGTAAAGTTTAGCAAATTCAATAGTATCCATATTGTTATAGTATTCTATCTCATCTCCATCTATATAGTCATCAATTATCCTGCTTTTGTAAGGTTCTAAATCTCTTGCAAAAGCTTCTAAGTTAAAATAATGGTAAAGATTTTTCATTTTTATAGTCCTCCTTTTTATTTAATTTACTGAAATTTAATAACCAGAATTTCGGTAAAAGATTTTATTTATTTCTATTTCATATTTCTATAATAACATGTTTAACGAAAATTTACAACCAATATTTCGGTTAAATGTTAATATTTTTTTAGAATTTATTGTAATTCTAGTAATTCCAATACTTCTTCACCTAAAAATTTATGAAGTTTTTCAAACTCTGGTATCGTAAAAGGCGTTTTACCTTTTTCTTTATCACTATAAGTTGTTTGGCTCATATCCATATGAGTAGCTAGTTGTTGTTGTGTATAGCCATGTTCTAGTCTTAACTCTTTTAACCTTTGTAGATTCATTTTATTCCCTCCGACAATATTATTATAGAATAATAATATCACATTAAAGAGTTATAGAAAAGACACTCAATAACTCAAGTGTCTTTTTATGCACTGCTTATTTAACTGATTTAAGTTTTTTTAATTCTTTTAAGTCATTTAGATTACATGTCGTTGTGACTTGTACATCTCCTAAATCTTCTCTTATTTCTGTTATATTTTCAGCCGTTGCAATAGCTTGATTATATAAAATGTCTTGTTTTTTTTCCATACTGTCAAGTCTATTTTCTATACTATCAAATCGCTTGTCCATGTTATCAAGTCTGTTGTTAGTTTCAACCTGTCCAATTTTTAAATCATTGATGTCCTGTTTCATTTCAGTAATATTATTGTTCATTTTCTGTAATAGTTCTAATATTTTTTCATCCATCACGACCACACTCCTTTTATTATTATAACATGAATGTAAGTACTATATTCAAGTACTTATTAAAACAATCCGTAAATTATTTTACTAAATACTTGATGTGTTTTTGATAACGCAGTACCTCACAACTGCTATGTCATATTTAGTTTTCAATGTACTATTTTATCCGAGTTTTTAAAAGGCGTTTTTCGGATTTGGATTTGGTTCTATATTTGTTTTGATACTTTAATTATATATTCTTATACGAATATTGTCAACGTATTTTTCGGATTTCTATTTTTTATTTTACTCGATTAGTCTAAGTCGAGTAATTCAAATATTTCTTCTTTAGTGAATTTAAGCAATTTAGCTATTTTTTCAAGTTCTTCAATTTTAAATGATGTTTTACCCTTTTCCTTATCATTATAAGTTGAAGTCGACATATTAATGTATGTGCTTAACATTTGTTGCGTGTATCCTCTGCTTTCTCTTAATTCTTTTAATCTATCTAAGTTCATTTTGTTCCCTCCAAGAATATCATTATTCTATAATAATACCATACTAAAGAGTTATATAAAAGACACTCAATAATTCAAGTGTCTTTTTATGTATTACTATTTAATTGATTTTAACTTTGCTATTTCATTCCAATTTTTAGATGTAGCCATTTCTACAAAGTTCATGTCATTTTTTAAAGTGTCTATTTTTTCTCCAACTTCTGTTATGCCTTCCATGTTTCTAGCAACTTGATTATAAGTTAAGTCTAGTTTCTTTTTAATTTCTTCTTGACCTTCTTTTAAATCACTAAGTTGGTTTTCAATCCCATCAAAACGACCATCCATACTATCTAGTCTATTTTCGATTCTGTCAAATCTAGTATCCATTTTTTGTAATAACTCTAATATTTTTTCATCCATACTGTTCACACTCCTATTTTATTGCTTTAAGTGTTGCAATGTCATTCAGATTATAATTTGTAATAGTTTCTATCTTATTAATATCTAATTGCATAAGTTTTATACTTCTTTTTGTATCTTCTGTCTTTATGTCTAGTTTTAATATATCGTCTTTTATTTCTTTTAAGTCGTCTTTAATTTCAACTTGTCCAGTCTTTAAGTCCTTAATGTCGCTTTCCATGCCATCTAATCTAGTATTAATCCATTTTATTTCTCCTTGTATATCATTAATACTAGTATCCATTTTTTGTAATAATTCTAATATTTTTTCATCCATGCCGTTCACACTCCTATTTTATTATTATATCATAATTTAAGTGTTGTATTCTAACACTTACTAAAATAATCTAATAAATAGTTTAAATTATACTAGTAAATATTAGATAGTTTATAACCATGTAGGTGTCAAGCAGTACAAACTATAATTTTAATGCTCAATCTTTAGTACTTTTTATAACGCAGTACCTCACAACTGCTATGTCATATTAAATTGTATTGAGTGCCATTATAGAAGCAACTAAGTTGATACCTCAATTTTTTGTAGGCTTTAATTGGAAACCTTTATTAATTTTATTTACTTAATGTTGGGAACACCTCGCCAACTAGTATGATTATTTATTAGCTAGAGTTTTAAGAAGGTTCTTTGCCTGTTACTTCTTTGAGAGGTGGCTTAGTGTTTTCTTGTTCTCTCTTGCTATGATTCAATTATAAAACAAAATGTTTTGATTGTCAATATGAAATATAAAAAAACAAAACAAAATGTTTTAAATAATGTCATATATAAAACATACCGTTTTGAATACAATTGTAATTAAATTTATAATATGTTATATTTAGAATTAAGAGGTGATTTAATGAATAGATTGAGAGAGCTAAGAAAAGAAAAAGGATATTCAACTCAACAAGTGGGAGAACTATTAGGCGTACATTATGTAACAATACAAAACTATGAAACAAACAGAAGAAAAATTGACAATGAGACTCTTATAAAATTATCTAATATATATAATGTAAGTATAGATTATATATTATGTCTTACAGACAATAGAGAAAATATACAACTAGAAGAAGAAGAAAAACAACTATTAAATAATTATAGAGAGTTAGACACTAAGAGTAAAACAATAGTACAAGAACAAGTCAACACATTAAAAAAATTACTGTAAGCTAGAGCATATATGTCTAGCTTATTTTTATATTTAATTTTAAAGATTAAAGGTATAAATATAAGGTGAATGCATTGAAATATGCTTAGAATGGATTTAAATGGCTTGTACAATATGTTATTATAATAAAATAGACTAGATTATAGCTAGTCTATTTTATATTATTAAATTATTTTATTTAATGTTAAGTACTACCTTGAGTAGATTATATTACTATATGTCAAGTAGTTCTTTTGATTCTATATCTAAATAGCTACATATTTTTTCTAATTCACTTACTGTAAATTGATTCTCTCCTTTTTCTTTTCTGTGATAATTTCTTAAAGATATGTCTAACATTCTAGCAATATCCTCTTGAGAATATTTTTTTTCTTTTCTTATATCGATTAATTTTTCTAATTTCATGCTATCACCTCATTAATATTATAACAAAAAAGAGTTACTTATACATTAAGCAACTCAATAAAGATATTAAAGATAAACAATATATATTGCTCTAAGTGCAAAATATAAGAAGAATAATAAACCTAGTATCTTTATTATTTTTAAAGTGTTTTTAATATGTTGACTCATGTCATCACCTCGTTTACTTTCAATATTAGGTGTGTTACAATATACCTATAGAGATATATTTTTATAGGTATATTGCATTGGTTATTAATGTTTAATTATGTATATAAGTATTAATAACCAACCGATACAAGAACATAAAGAAATCAAAATATGTTCAAGTGATTTAAATACTTGTACAAAGAGCTTTTCAAGTTGGTGGCACAACTCGATTAGCTCTTTTATTTTGCCTTTTGTTATTCTCATAACGTCACCCCCTAATATTGAATTGTATAGATAAGATTAATTCTTATCTTAATTAAATTATATATAATAATGACAAATTTGTCAAGAAAAATATGGCGATAAGGTTGTGAATTGATATTAGATGATGTCAGATTAATGCTAAAATGATGTATATAAGACTTTGTAATCCATAATAAAAAAATTTGTTCTATAGCAAAATAATATTTTATATAGATATCAACAACTAAAAATTGAAATGCAGTGATTACAACAGGTTTGTAGTCTAAGAATTATAATGACTGACATTTTACTGACAAAATAGAAACTGTAGTTGTTATAAGTATTGAAAATACTAGGCTTTGGAAAAATGGCATAAAATACTTATTTTTATGTCCTTTTTTACTGACAAAAATATATATTTTTAAAATAAGATAAAAGTAATACTTTTATTAATTAAATAGAGTAAATAGAGTATTTTACATATTAAAATAAATAAAAATGAAGTAGGGGGTATTTTATGGAAAGTGGCTTGTTTGTCAGTAGGATTTTGTGTGTAGTCCTTTCATTTCCACATTTCAAAAAAATTGCAGACGGATTTACAGACGAAATAGCTCTGTATTTTCCTCATAAAACAAATATTTATCTAAAGATATTTCTTAGATTTTTACTCTTAAATTACATTCTCAACAAGGAAAATATAAAATAAAAGTGTATGTATTGATTACATAAAAATAACTAATACATATAAAAATATTAAATACAAAAAATAACTTGAAATATAGGAAGATTTATTAAATTAGAATGAAAATGTCGTCTGTAAGAAAATAAGTTTCAATATTTTACTTAAAATTAAAATTGACATCTAAAAAAACATAAATAGTATAGTTAAAGAAATTGATTTATTGGTTTGGAAATAGTTGATATATAATTTAAATATTAACTAAAAATTTTTAATAATAAATTATTGGTTTAAATTTAAATTATATATAGTTCTAATTTAGTGCTAATTTTAACTAATAACTAAAAAATGTCATTTTATAGTTGAATTTTTGTGCAAATTTAATGTAATTATCAAGTTTTTATATGGTATAATATATTTAGCAAATATTTACTTAGGAGGAATGAAAATGGAAGAAAATTACCAAGTTATAGGCTTAGATATAGGAAGAGGATACGTAAAAGGATATAGTAAGTACAATGGAATGGTTAAAGAATGTTTATTCAAATCAGTATTTGGTGATGGAAGAAACATAGATTTTGAGAAATATGAAAATCCAATATACATAGATTTTGAAGGTGTAAGTTATTTTATTGGCTTATTAGCGGAAAAAGAAAGTATAACACCTATAAGAAATTCTGATGACTCTAAAGTATCTTTGACAATGAGAATATTAGTTGCTGCTGCTCTTAATGAAATAACTGTAGCTGATGAAGTAAAAATAATGTTGGGTGTTCCATATAAATCATTTAGAAAAGCTACACTTAAAGAGGTTCTAGAGGCATATAAAGGTAAGACATTCAAAATAAAAGATAAAATAAAGGGTGGGTATAAAGAAATAAAAATATCTGACATATCCATATTTAGAGAAGGGGATGCTGCTTTATATCATTTGTTAGAAGGTGAAGTGAATGAAGATAAGGCAGTTGGTGTGGCTCATATAGGATTTAGAACCACAGAATTATCCTACTTTGAAAAAGGTTTTGTATTTAATGACAAACTATCAGATACATTAGAAGCTGGAAATCAAGATGCTTTAACAATAGTTCAAAAACAACTTAAAGATAGAGGTATAATAAGAGAGCTTAATGAAATAGATAGTTCTAGTGATTATGATGAACTTAAAAAGGCTGCCTATATTATGGCGTCTGAAAGTACAGCTCAAAGAATAGCTTCTAAGTGGAAAAATATAGATGAAATGGATGTATATGTAAGTGGAGGTACTGCGTTACATATGACATTTGATAATAGATTCAAAGTCTCTAAAGACGCTCAAATGGTTACGGCTAAAGGATTATTTGAAGTAGGTATGGAACAATTCTAGGAGTGATATTATATGAAAAAATCATCTAGCTTTTATTTAGAAGAAGATATATTTGGTGAAATAGAAAAGTATCAAAATGATAAAAATATAAGCAGTAGAAATACAGCTTTGGAAAGAATAATATTAGAGTGGAAAAATCTTCAAGAAGAAAATAAATTATTAAAACAATGTTTAGGCAATGGTGTATATAGGACAAATAAAAAGACAAGTGTTACTGAAGAAAAAAAAGATATAAAAAAAGAAAATCCTATTATTAAGAATATATTTAATAATATGCCAGATTAAAAGAAAATATCTACTCAAGAAATTTTGGGTAGATATTAAAAAAAATATTGAGAACATAGAAGGTATATGATATAATAGAAATAGAACATAGAGGGTAATGAAATTTCTGAAGCAACATGTTGCGAAGAACAATTGCAAGATGGTTTTTATCTTGTAATTGAAATAAAATTTATAGGAAAAGAGGTAGATATTTATAGTTAGAGGTAATGAATTTATAAAAGATGTTATTGTAACAGACAAAAGAACAGGAGAAATATTAGAGCATAAAGGAATGAAAAGAGGTGAGGTACTTGAAATTGGAAAGAGAAAAAAGACTTTTTCTCCAGAGCAAAGGGCTATTATCAATAATAAAAAAGAATTACCATACCATAATTTTAAATTAGGAGGTTTTGTATTTTGTACTTATGTTAAAAATGAATTATTATTTAATGAAGTAAATATAAGTAAAGCTAATATAAGTAGGTTAATATATCTCGCAACATATCTAAACTATAATACAGGAGAAGAAAATTTATTGGTTAGATATTCTCAATTTAAAGAAATGATTCCTATAGATAGAAAAAACATGAGAGAAATATTAAATCTTAAAGATAGGGCATTTAGAAATTTTTTAGCAGATGTAAAAAAATGTGAGTTATTATATGAATCTAATAATAAATTTTATATAAATCCAAAGTATTTTACTAAAGGAATTCCTAATTTTGAAAATAAAGAATATACAAGAATATATATAAATACTAGTAGATTTCTTTTTGAACATTGCACACCAAGACAACATAAACAATTAAGTTATATATATCAACTCATACCATATATACATTTCGAGAGTAATATCTTGTGTTTAAACCCTCATGAAACAGATATTTCAAAAATAAAAAAAATTAGTTTATATAAAATTTGTCAATTATTAAATATTAGTACAATAAAACAAGATATGAACAAATTTAAAAAGGAATTACTTAGATTTTATATAAAGGTAGAAGATGATAAATATTATTTTTTTAAATATGTAATCGTTGAAGGGAATAACAAAAATACAGACTATTTCATTATAAATCCTTGTGTAATATGGAAGGGAAATAATTTAAATTTAGCAAAGAAAACAATTGATTTATGCTTTTTTAATTGTATTTAGAAAGTCTGTCTAAGAATAAGAGGTAATGAACTGTAAAAATTAACAAAAATATAGGAAAAACAGTTAAAAAATTAAATTTAGGGGTGGCACAGAAATGTGACCAAAAGGCAAAAAAACGGCACAGAAATGTGACCAAGAAAATTAATTTAAAATCTTATAATATAGAAAAGGAGAAGTATGAAAGAGAAAAAAATAGAATTAATATATTTAGAAGATTTAGATGAATCAGAGAAAACAGGCGTACATAAAAATAGGTATCAAATATTAAATGAGGAATATGAACAAATGATAGATACATACACAGAGATGAGTAAAAGGTCTTCATATGATATTGTAAATGAAAGGCATAAGGAGGATTTTAAGGATGAATTATGGGATTATGATGATACAGATTATGATGATGGATTGCAAGGAAAGGAGGTATAATATTGATATATAATAATAACAATTTTTATGAAGAAATAGATGGCAAATCTGCACAAGATTACATAAAGAATTTAGATTATAGCATAGACAATAGCAAAGATAGAATTAAATACATAGAGGAACGATTAGGGGTAAAACACACGTGGTTTGAAGAGTCAAATAGAAATTATATAGATACATTTTATAATACTCTTACAAAGAGAAATGAGAATATTATTACTAGAGTGAAATATCAAGAAAAAAAACAATTCAATGATAAATTTTGGGAAAATATATTTGAGCAAACATCAGATAGTCCTTTAGATAAAGATGGTGTATATTATGTTACTATTGATGGAGAAGAAGTAGTTATGGATTATAATAGATTCATTACTTGGTGTGGCTATAATCAAATTAATCCAATCGAATATATAAATGTTAAAAATCCTTTTAGTAATAGTAATGGTACATGGGAGTACACACATCATAATACATCGAAAATTAAGTTGATATTAAATAAAGATGACGGCATATATTCTACTTCTAATATAGCAAAAACATTAGAAATAATGGGGAGCTATATACTCTCAGTAGATGATAAACCTAAGGAAACTAAAATAAGAATATACAATTCAAAAGAGTTATTTAATAGAGCATGTCAGGAAGAAGCACTTCTAAATAAAATAGCACCTGCAAATGGTGGAAATATAAATTCAAACACTTCTAATAAAGATGGATTCCTAGAAGACAATTCCTTTGCATTTTTTCAATTACCTAAAAACTATAAAAAAATAAAAGATATAAAAGTTAAACCTAAAGATATTAAAAAATATCCAATTATAAAAACATACTCAGATACTTATGAATGGTATAAAGCTAAATATAAAGAATTAGGACATAAACAATTAAGTAAAGAAGAGTTAAAACTTAAGAGAATGGTTAGGAAAAATTTAAATGCATTAAAAAATGATATGACTGATGTTAAAAATTCTATAGAGAGACCAATTATATGGAAAGCACCATTAGCAGATGCAGGAAGCCCAGAATGGGACTATTTAGATATGTTTGATAAATCACATGTTAAAGAGCTTTTAAAGATTCAAAAGGGTAATGATTTGCAAGATGATTTAACATGTATAGTTATGGATTTAAATAATATTATATCTAAAATTGAATTTACCACAGTACAAAAAGATATTTTAAATTTATATAGAAAAGATAAATCATTAGAGTTTATTTCAAATTTAATGAATATAACTCCTCAAGCAATAAATAATCAAATAAATAAAATAGTGAACAAAATAATAGATGCATATGAGAAAAACTATGAAGAAAATTATTATTATATATCTGTTTGTAAAGGAAAATATAAAAAATGTAGCAGATGTGGAAAAATTAAGTTGCTATCTAGGTTTGATAAAAATGGTAAAAAGGGATATCGCTCAAATTGTAAAAACTGTAATTAGCTGGTGGGGAAAAGTGGTTTAAAAAAGGGTCGCTTAAAACATATTACTTATGTAAGGGGTTAATAAAAATAATAAAATTATTCCTTACTATTATCAAATGAAAATTATATAAGAAAAGGGAGATTAAGAAGATATGAAAAAAGTAGATTTTTTAAAAGAAGTAGCAGAAGAATTAGGTGTGTCACAGATAAGAGTAAGAGAGATACTTGATGTGATAGAAAAAAAAAGAAACGAAGTACTACAAGATGGTGAAGAATTGACGTTGATGGGAGTTAAATACCTAACTAAAATACAAAAAGGTAAAGAAGGAGAAATAACTCTTAAAGATGGAACTAAAAAACCTTGGAAAACTGAGGAAAAAAGAGTTCCAAAATTAAAAATAGCTAAATCTTTAAAAGATGCAATTATATAAAGAGTGTATGGGTTAAAATCCCTTCCTCTCTTCTAATAAAAAAAGTTTGTTATTTTTAAATAATATCTTAATTAAAAGGGAGATGTTTTTATGGTTAAATATAATGTTCATAAAGCTTTAGCAGAAAAGAAGTTATTAGAAGATAAGATAGATAGATGCATTAGTAATTTTAAAATTGTAGGTACTAAAAAAGGCTCTGATAAAAATGTATATGAAACAAAAACAAGTGTAGAAGATTTTAATGTAGAAGTTTCAAGTAAATACCAACAAATAGAAGATTTAATATATAATTATAACGCATTAGATAAAGCAATTAATATCTCTAATGCTATAACAAATGTTCAAATTGGTAATAAAAATTATACAGTTTTAGAAGCAATAAAAAGAAAAAATAGTATAGAATTAGATAAATCCTTGTTGAGACAAATGGTTAGTAACTATGATTGTATGATGTCTGAAGTAAATCGTAGAAATGAAGAAGTGCAAAAAAATACAGACAGAATGTTTGAGGAAAAAGAAAAAAGTAAAGATGGAGCAGAACTTATTTCATTTTATAAAAAACAACAAGAATGGTCTTTAGTAGACCCTTTAAAAGTAAGAGAGAAAATAGAAAAGTTAAGGGATGAAATAGAAGAATTTGAAAAAGAAGTTGATTTTGCATTGAGTACATCAAATGCACTTACAATTATAGATGTAGATTTAAAATAGTCCTTAATTGGACTATTTTTTAATTTGCAGGTTAGGCGAATAACATAAATTATAAGTTCCCATTTGATTTTGGGTTAAAAATCAAACTGCTTATATAAAAGTGATGGGTACATACAAACGAAACGATTGTACTGTATAAAAGAGAACAATAGATATAAAGCTTAAAGTTAAAAATTCAAATATAAAATCTCAAGGATAAAAGATTAAATTATTAAAATAGTAAAAATAAACTAAAAAAGTTATAGAAAATCCTTGATAAATGCTAAATGCGTTAACTTATATTAGCTATTGTTAGCTACAAGGCTGCCTAATTTGCAAATAAATATATTCCCAGTAGAGTTATAGATAACATAAAAATAAAGGAGAAAATATATGAAAAATAATAAAGGAACGATTTTAGAAAAATGTGAAGTAATAAAACAAGAAGATGGTACTTATAAATTTATAGAGCATACAAAAAATGGCGATAATGAAGTGTTATCTAGTGATGTTTTTGACCAGTATATTGGAAAAACAGATTTAAATATAACTATAAGATTAAGTGAAACAATAGTTAAATAAATCAATATTGGACTATTTATTTTTTACTTAATATATTGATAATGATATTTATGTGATAAACAGGGAGATATTAAATATGGAAGACATATTGAAGAAAAAAGAAGATGAGTCACTAGTTGACTATAGGATTAGAATACGACTAGCAAAGGTTAATAAAGAGATAGATTTGGATTGGGGAGAGATAGTTGAACTATTGGGGTTAGAATGTTCTCCAGACCATTGTAGGAAGGTTTCTTATGGGTTGAAAGAGGCTTTTGATTATCTTAATTCTAAGATACAGAATAATTCTACTCAAGAAGAGATTGATAAAATAAATGAGAAAATATTAGAGTTAAAAAAGATAAAAGTACAACTATCTGATGAAAGGTCATTAGTAAATAAGAAAATAAGAGAATATTCAAGAATGGATAATATAATTGATTTATTTAATAATAAAATAGATGATATATCACTTCATAAGCCGTTTCTAAGTGATTCTAGTTACAAATGCTATGAATCTTCAAATCAAGAGGCTATTATGCTAATTTCAGACATACATTATGGATTAGAGACTATTAATGCATTTAATAGATATAATTCAAAAATATTCAAGATAAGAATACAATATTTAAAAGATAAAATTATCGAATATAGTAAGTTGCATAAGATTAATAGACTGCATGTAATGCACTTGGAGATTTAATCTCTGGCCACATACATAATTCTATAAGATTAGAAAATAGAGAAAATATAGTTGAACAAATTATAGAAGTATCTGAAATACTTAGTGAATTTATATATGAATTATCTAAAGAAATTGATAAAATTATTGTTTATTCAATTGGCGGAAATCATGATAGAGTTCTTCCTAAAAAAGATGAAAATTTAGATAAAGATAATTTTACACTATTAATAGATGAATATATAAAACTAAGAATTAAAAGTTTAGATAATGTAATATTTCAAGAGAACATATATGATAATGACATAATAGTAACTAGAATATGTGGAAATACTTGTTTTGGAGTGCATGGAGATAAAGATAAAATGTCTACAGCAATTCCTAAACTGACCTCTCTTATAAAATTAATTCCTGATTATATCTTTATGGCTCATCTACACAATTGTAAGGAAGATAATTATGGAGAAAGTGAAATATGTGTAAATGGAAGTTTCTCCGGAACGGATTCTTATGCTAAGAATCTAAGATTAAGTTCACACGCAATGCAAAAATTAATGATATTTAATGAAAGTGGGAGAATATGTACTTACAATATAAATTTAAGTAAGATATAAGTTATTTATTAAGAGCTGAGTTAAGTTTATATTGTAAATTTAATTCAGCTCTTAATTGAGTTGAATCTCCCTATTAACCACTAGAGATTTAATTCTCTAGTGGTCTTTTTTAATGGTGGTGATGTTATGAATGGCAATTAGTAAAACAAAGTGTTTGAATTGTGGTGAAGAAAAATATACAGATAGATATTTTTGGAAAAGTCATAGTGAAATATTTACTTTAAATAAAAGACTTCCAGTATGCAAAGAATGTTTTAGAGCTAGGTTTTTACTATTAAATGGGTGTTACAATGGAGAACTTGTAAAGGCACTAAAACATATATGTTTCAACTTTGATGTTTATTTTGATGAAAAATTAGCTAAAGAACTTTCAGATAAAAAAAATAAAGATGAATTAATAGATGAATATATGAAAATTATTAATAGAAATTCAAAATATAAGGGAAAGACATCTTTAGATAATTTATTGAAAGAAATATATACAGGAAATAATAATGATAAAAATATAGTCATAAATGATGAAATTAAATTAAAATGGGGAAGAGGTTTTGATGATTATGAGTATAAAATCCTAGAAAGAAAATATAAGGAATATAAAGAATATTATGAACCAGAGTCATTAACTGAAAGAAAATTGTTTGAAGAGATTTGTATTATTGAATTAGAAAAAGATAAATCAAGAGAAAAGGGAGATATGAAAGCTTTTAATGATTTATCTAAATTAGTATCAAGTAAAATGCAAGATGCTGAAATAAAGCCTAGTCAGAAAAAGAAAGCTGGAGATTCGCAAGATGATACATTTGGAATGAAAATGATGATATATGAAAAAAATCAACCTGTAAAGGATAGGTTAAAGGAATATGAAGATGTAGATGGATTTGAAGCTTATGTAAATAAACATATGAAAAAACCACTTGCTGTTGCATTAGGTTTAGCTACAGGTAAGTATTCGATAAATGATGGCGATAAAGATATTAAATTTAAAGATGATGTAAGAGACATTTTAGAAGGTAATAAAAATGAGGACTAAATATGAAAAAAGAGAGCTGTCATCTAATGATTCATCCCGAAATCTACTAGAGAGTATAGGAGAGTATTGGGGTGCTTTTTATCTCGCAAATCCACATAGATTCTGTATGGATTACTTTGGATTTAATCTACATTTATTTCAACAGATATTAATTTATATGATGATGAAGTCTGACCAATTTGTATTTATTGCTTCTCGTGGACTGGGAAAATCATGGCTTCTAGGAGTGTTTTGTTGTGTTATAGCTGTATTAAAACCAGGTACTTGTGTTTTAATAGCAGCAAAAAGAAAGAAACAAGCAAAATTACTTATTACAAGTAAAATTTTAGGTGATTTATATTTAAAATCAGATACTCTGAAAAGAGAAATTAAAAGTTTCCAAGTAAATGCACAAGAAGTATCTATAGATTTTTGGAATGGAAGTAGAATAGAAGCTGTTGTATCTAATGATGATGCAAGAGGTTACAGAGCTAATGTTCTTATTGTTGATGAATATAGAATGGTGGATGAAGGAACTGTGAATGATGTTTTAGTTCCATTTTTAACAAACCCAAGACAACCAGGATATTTACAGAATCCTAAATATAGATATATGCAAGAAGAGAATAAAGAAATTTATCTTAGTTCAGGCTGGTATTCTCAGCATTGGAGTTATAAAAAGTTTATGGAAACAGTAAAAGGTATGCTTAGTGGTGAAGATATGTTTGCATGTAGTATTCCATTCACTTGCTCTTTAGAACATGGACTATTAACTAAAAAAAGAATACTTAAAGAAATGAAAAAAGAGAGTATGAGTGATGCTTCTTTCATGATGGAGTATTGTGGAGTGTTTTATAATGAATCAGATGATGCTTTCTTCAAGTCATCTTGGGTGAATCCATGTAGGGTATTGGAAAGTATGTTTTATCCTCCTAGTGATATAGAGTATCTTGAAAATAAGAAAAAAAGAGATAAGAAATATCATCTTAATAAGATAAAAGGAGAAATACGGATTATTGGTGCAGATATAGCTTTGGCCAGAGGAGTTAAGAATGATAATTCTATTTATACTTTGATGAGGATGCTTCCAAATGAAGGCACATATAAAAGATGTGTTGTCCATATAGAAGCTTATAATGGTATGGAAGCTGAAAAACAAGCAATAAGATTAAAACAATTATTTTCAGATTTTCAGGCAGATTATATGATATTAGATACACAAGGTATAGGAACAACTGTATGGAGCTATATACAGAAAGCAAATTATGATTCAGATAGAGATGAATGGTATGATGCTTACACATGTTTTAATGAAGATAATACTGTTGACAAGTCACTAGCAAAAAAATCACTTCCTGTTGTATACTCCATGAAAGCTTACGCTGATGAAAATCATAAAATGGCTATGTCTTTAAGAGATGTCCTTACAAATAGAACCTTAGAACTTCCTATAAGTGATATTGAAGCAAAAGAAATGATATTAGAAAAAGAAATGATAAAGGCAGATGAAATAGATAAAAAGGCAGAATTAGAAGCAAAATATATTGCCCCTTATCTTCAAACAACGGCTTTAGTGAATGAGTTAATAAATTTAGAATATAGTGCTGATGGAGGAAAAATTAAAATAAAGGAAAAAAGTGGAGCAAGAAAAGATAGATATTCTAGTTTGGCTTATACGAATTTCTTAGCAGATTATCTGGAAGAAAAAGAGAAAAGAAAAAATAGAAATAATCAAAAAACTGTTATGATTTATTGGTAAGAGATGAGGTGAATAAGTGGGCAAAAAAAATAATAATAAAAGCAAGTCTAAAGACAACAATTCTACACAAAATCAAATCAATATGCTAAATGCTCAAATTGGAAAATATGCCTCAGTAAAAGAATCCACAACATTAGCAACAGAAATGTATAAGTTAAGAAGTATAAGCAGAGACAAATTAAGAAAAGCTCTCTCCAATCCATATCAAATTTCAAATACAGATATACTTCAGGATGCAAGTATGATATTAAAAGCTACATCTGGTACATATAGAAGAGTTTTAAATTTAATATCTAATATGAATACTTTTGACCATATCTTATACCCAAAAGACATAAGTAGATTAAAAACAAAAGAAAAAATAACAAAAGCATATATGAATTCGGCGAGTCAATTAGAAAAATATAATATAAAATTTACATCAGCTTGGATAACCGAAAAAGTATTGGAATTAGGAGAGGTTTATTTATATAAGATAGAAGATAATTCAGGGATGGTTTTACAACAGATACCAGCAAAATTTTGTATGATAACAATGATAGAAAATAATGTAATGAGATACGCTATAAATATAAAAAAACTTACTGACAAAAACATAATATCCTTTCCAGAAGAAATTAAAAACATATATAAAAAATATAAATCTAATTTACTTACACGAGAAGAATTAATTGATAATACATATTTTCAATTAAGTGATAAAGCAGTAGCATTTAATTATGATTTAGATTCAGTGAAAGGAGTTCCATTTTTTTGCTTTATATTTGACGATTTAATGGAGCTTGAAGATATGAAAGATTTAAAAAGCACAAATGCAGTAATAGAAAGTATTAAATTAATACATCAAAAGATACCATTTGGCAAAAATGATGAACCACTAGTAGACCTTAATTTAATTCCCATATACCACAATTCAACAAAAGCAAATTTACCAAAAGGAACAGCAATAACTACAAATCCTTTAGAGTTGGAAACACATACTCTTTCAGATGGAAAATCTAAAATAAATGATTATGTAAAAGAAGCAAAAGAGTTCATATTTGATAACGCTGGAATAAATACAGCCTTACTTAACTCTGACAAGATAAATAATGAATCTATCTTAAATGGTATTATTGCAGATAGCTTAATTCCTATGAGGATTCAACAAATGATAGAAAATTGGGTTAACTTTGAACTAAATAAAGACAAGAAGGCAAATTTATTTAATATGAAGTTTATTGGAACTACTCACTTTAATAAAATGAATTTATCCAAACAGTATCGAGAAGATATGGGATACGGAGGGAGTAAAAGCTTGTTTATTGCAAGTACTGGGTTTACTCCACTTCAAGCTATAAACACTTTACAAGCAGAAAAATTAATGGGATTTGATGAGTTTTTAATACCTCAACAAACATCTCATACTCAAAGCAGTGGTAGACCAGATAAATCTGATATAGGGACAGATAATGGTAATTCTACTCAAGCAAAAGGAAATGGGGAGAATGATTAATTATGAGTAAGTTTATATATGCTTTTTCTGAAGATGATAAGAAATTATTAATGGAAAAAGGATATCGTTTTATATGTGAAAACAAGTTGAATAATAAGACTTTATATGTTTTTGAAAATAAATCAAAATTAATAAATAATTTCAGTAATGAAGAAATGAAAAGATTTATATTTACTAGCAAAATACGTTTTTAAAAGGAGGTGAAAAAAATAAAAATATTAAAATTACCTTGTAATTTAAAACATTATTCAGATAAAAAAAAATTGGAAGAACTAAATAGTAATCTTTTGCCAGTGTATATCTATGTTATGCATGAAGGTACAAATCCAAATGGAACTAAATTTTATGAAGAAGCTATTGATAAAGCTGAACCAACATTAAAAAATGTTCCAATTCTAGGATATGTAAAAATAAATGAAGATGGAAAATATGACTTTGATGGCCATAATGTTTTAACACAAGTAGTTCAAACAGATGAAGGGTTTATATTAGAAGAATATTATGAAGAACGAATAATTGGCGTTATACCAGAAACAAATAAATATGAAAAAGTTGAAATTGATGGGCAAAAGTATGTTAAATGTAAAGGATATATATATAAATCATATAGCAATCATGCTTACGATATAATTATGGATTCTGATGAAATAGAAATTTCAATGGAAATAGATATAAATGATTATCAATTAGATGATTCAGATGGATTTTATAATATAAAAGACTATGTATATCATGGAATTACATGTCTTGGTTCTGATGTAAAGGGAGCTATGGGTTCAAATTGTTGTTTAACTAAATTTTCAAGAAAAATTAATTATAAAGAAGAAATATCAAAAATATGCTCAGAAATTTATGCATTAGAACATGGAGAGGGGGAAAAGAATTTGCCAAATAAGAATCAAAAACTTAATAAAAATTCTGAAGGATATGCTTTAGCAGTGAGTAATCTTAGTACTGAAATAAGAAATAAGTTAAAAGAATACAAAGTCGAAACTGAGAATTGGTATGGTGAAAAAGTTGAAGTACAAGCTTTTTATTATAATGATTTAATACCAGAAGAGAATATTGCTATAGTTGAAGATGAAATTAACTGGGGGTATTATTATGGCATTCCATATATAGTTAATGAAGATACTGTCATTTTGGATTATGAAAATAAAAAATCATATATACAAACTTGGAGGGAAAAACAAGAAGGAGAAATAGTACAGGTTTTTAGTAGACAAGAAAAATTAAAAAAAGAAATAATAGAGAAATTTACTGAAAAACAAAAAGAAATATCTAATTTAAAAGCCAGTTTAGAGCCATTACAGGCATTCAAAGAAGAAAAAGAATTTGAGTTATTTAAATCTAAAGTTGATGATGTAGCTCAAAAATTTGAATTAGCAGAAGATGAAATTAAAGATATAAAAATAAAAGCTTATAATAAGGAAATCACATTAGATGAATACAAGAAAGAATTGGGTTACATATTTGCATTAAAAACTCTTAGCAATAAACAAAGCGAAAAGGAAAATTTTAGTAGAAATGATGATAAAAATAATACGATAAAAATACCTATAAGTAATAATAATGATAGTTTTAGTGAACCAGAAGAAATATCTTTTATAAAAAAATATTCAGATAAAGAATAATAGGAGGAATTTACATGAAGAAAGATAAAGCAATAATACAAACAGATAAAGTAAAAAATCCTGATGTTTTAACAGGTAAATATGTTGTTCCATCAGAGGATACCAATCCAATAAATTTAGAAAATGGTGCTGTAATAAATATTGGAGAACTTGAAGACACGGAGTATGGTAGGGATACCCATAAAATATATAAAGTTACAAATGACACATTAGATTGGGGTATAGTTGATGACCCAGCAACTATGTATGATGAAAGATTAGATGAAAGAGATTACGAAGTTTCTCCTGGTCAGATATGTAGATGTAGACGACTAAAAAAAGGAGATGAGGTAACTATATCTCTATTACATATAGCAGATAAAAGTATTGCAGTAAAAGACAAGTTACAATTAAAATCTGATTCGTTTCAGTTTGAAAAATTGCCTACAGCAGATGCTAAAACTCCAGTAGCAGAAGTATTAGAATTATGGAACTATGAAGGTCAAGATTCGGTTACAATAAAAGTTTTATAAAATCAAATAAAATTAACAAATAGGGGATAACAGTCTATAACTGTTATTTTTTTATGCAAAAAAAATAGAAAAGGAAGTGTGTAAATTAATGGCAACAGCAAAAACTTTAAAGAGAATAGCTCATGAGCTATATACAGATACATTTAGAGAATATACAGATAGAGATGGAAACACAATAACATATAGAGATGCTGAAAGTGCAATAAAGAATAAATTAAAAGAAATGATGGGAGGAGAAAAATATAATTATTATAAATTCCAAGAAAATAAATGGGGATTTTATAATTTAATATCAGAATTAATATCTGATGATATTAATAGATTAAATGAGGAAGTATTTAGTCCATTTTGTGATTTTGAGAACTTTGATTTAGGAGATAAAAAAGAATTTACTGTTGAAAATACTAATTTATTTAAAGTTGCAAATATAGCAGATGGTGTTAATAGTACAAGAAGACAAAGATTACTTAACAAAAAAGTTCCTACAACAGCATTTAAATTATCTGTTGCTATATATGAAGAAGCAGAGAGATTTATAACAGGAAGAATAAATTGGGTTGTATTTGTGAATAGGGTATCAGATTCATATCATTATGATATTGCTAGAAGAATAGCAAAAACATTTGAAGGCGCATATTCAACAATAAATGCTAAGTTTCAAGCTACAGGTAATTCAGACAAAGTATTATTGGAATTGATAGCTAAGGTAGAAGGGGCTACTGGTAAAAAGCCTATTATATATGGTACTCCACTTGCATTAAGTAATTTAGAAGGTGTTCAAACTGATTTAGAAAAAGAAGAAAAAAGAAAATATGGTTTTATACAAACATTTAGAGGTGGATATAAAGTACTTAGTTTACCAAATGCTTATGATGAAAATGCAGCAGAAGGTAAAGAGTGGGCTTTAGATAATAAGGCTATCTATGTAATACCTGATGGAGAGAAGATAATCAAACTTGGTACTGAAGGAGATGTATTGGTCATAGAAAATACTGATGAAAAAGAAAGAGATGACCAACAAATAGAATATTTTATGGCTCAAAAAATACATTTAGGAGTTGTAACCGCTGCTAAATTTGGAGTTTATAAAATACAATAATTGAATTAGAAGGTGGATAACCACCTTCTTTTTTTATGGGAGGGAGATTATTATGGCAAGAGCTAAAAAAGAAAATATTTCTAAAGCAGAAGTCAAAGCTAATACTTTAGAAAAAGATATAAAGTCTACTTTAAATAAAAAAGAAGCTAGATTAAACCGATTAGAACTACAAAGAAAGCTAAAACAAAAAAAACAGGAAATAGATATAGAAATAAAAAATATATCCACATGGGATGTTGATTATATTGACCCAAGAGAAAAACAACAAATTTTTTCTTTATCTAAAGTAGGTTCAAAATATTCAACTGAATTTATAGATTTAGATACTCTTTATAGAATAGTAAGAAGAAGTCCAGGTTTTTTTGAAGAACATAGATTAATAATTTCGGATGTAGATTCTTTAGATGTTGAATGTACTCCAATGGACATAATAGATTTTCTAGGATTGAATAGTTTATATGAACATATAAGAAATCCTAATGAAGACTATTTAGAATATTTCTTATCTGATAAAGTTGATATAAATTCTTTTGAAAAAATATTAAATAAAAATAATGTTGAGTTAACAAGAAGATTAGCTGAGAGGGCAATAGATTTACATAAAAAGAAAAAGTTTGATTCTGGGCTAAAGGCTAAACTATTAGCTAAAAGAATTGGAATAGAAGATTTGTACTTGTTTAGTTAAAGGTGGTGGAATATTTGGGTACTCCACTTGTAAAAATATATAAAAAGTTTTTGGATGCTATTAATGATGAAGAGATGTTATTACTATCAAATGAAATAATAGAAAAAATGATGTACAGTTATTTAGAAGATGCTATAGTTGATTTTAATCAATGTAAAAAAGATTTGACTATAAAATATGTTGATGAAAAAGGTGAGGAAATTATTCCTGCTGCTCAACTAAGTTATACATCTAATTATAGTAATAAAAATGCAGAGATAACTTTAATGGGAAAAGATACAAAAGAAGAATACGAATTAGATAAAGATTATACAATAAACTTTGAAGATGAAAAATTTATAATAAGTTTTGTTGTAGAAACTACAGAAGAGATAATTTTCAAATACAAATATTTAGGAGAAATAGTATCTGATTTAGATTTAGATGAAATTAAAATATTATCATATGGTATGCAAATACATTGGTTACAACCTAAGATAAATAGAGAGGAAAATTTAAAACAGATGCTAACTGATTCTGATTATAATGCTAAATCAGGTGCTAACATGTTGGCTAAACTTCAAGCAAGAGAAGAACAATTGAGAACTAGATTTAATAAATATCAACAAAGATACATGCTAAAAAATTTTGAAGGATGGAACTAGCATGAGTTACTTAAGTGACACAAAAAAAAGAATTGGACTTGGTTGCTCAACTCCTAAAGAAAAAAGAATATTACAACTTAGATTAAGTTTTAAGAAATACCTAAAAGAAACACCAACCTGTATTGAAGTACAAATAACTGATATAGATGAAATTTGTATAACAGAAGATACTAAAAGAGCTGTAGTTGCAATTAATGATATAACTAATAATGATAAAAGAGCTTTAGATGAAAAAAATCTATTAGTTGAATCTGATTTAGATGTAGATGTGGGTTGTTATCTTTTCTATGATAATTGTTATTGGTTAACTATATTTAAGGAACATAAAGAAATGGATACATATAAACATTTCATAATAAAAAGATGCAATCAATTCTTTAATTATAAATATAAAGGTCAGATGTATAAAATCCCTATAGCTGTTGAAAATTTAACCTTATATTCTGATGGTATGGCAGATAATAAATATACTTCTATCTCAGATACAAAAAGACAGCTTTATTTTGGAAGTAATCCTGTCACTAAAACTATAGATATTGACACTAGAATATTGTTAACTGGTAAAACTGTATTTAGAGTTACTAGTATTAATGACTTTGAGTATAATGGCAGAGAAACGGGGGCAGATGGTCTTATTAAAGCTATTTGTTTACAAGATGCATTGATTTCAAAAGATGATACAATAAATAATATTGCTTGGAATGATTTATCTGAAAATGATAATATAATTATTCCTTTCAGTAAAATTATGGGGGATGGATTTATTAATCTAGGTGAAGAAAATGAATACAGAATAGACCATTCACAAGGAGTTGAATGGCTCTTAGACAAGCAATACGGATATTGTAATATAATTAATCAAGATGAGAAAAAATGTGTCATACAGGCTAATACATTGGCTAAGTATTCTGGATTAGAAGCCTTGCTATTGGCTAAAGACAAAGAAACAAATGAAATAATAGATACTAAAAAAATAACACTAAGGGGGTAGATATATGAGTTTATATGGATTTCCCTAACAAGTTAATTTCAAATATAGGAACAACTCTAATGTCAAATCAAGACTTCGCTAAATTTATGATTTATAATGATGAATCAGAAAAAGATATTTTATCCATGCCTAATATAAAAAATCCCGTTAAAAAGCTTAGAAACAAGAAAGTATTTTTTAATAGAAGAGTAGAAAAAGTATTAAAAGAAGCAGATGTTTCTGTTTATATAACATTATTTAAATATAATCTTTATAAAGATAGAAGTAGAATAATAAAAAGTACTAATATTGAAATTGGTGTAGTATGTCATGATGAATGTCAAGATACTTTTAATGGATTAAGAGATGCTGCATTAGTATGTTGTATAGTGGACACAATCACTGAAAATGAGGAAATAGCAGGTATAGGAAAAATAAAATTAGAGAGCTGTTCCCCCATGTTTAATTTAGATACAAGTTATAATGGATTTAGCATAGTTGTATCAGCTGAAAGTTTTGGTGATATGTAATGTTGGAAAATTATTATATTACAGGACTACCAATTAAGCTAAGTGAAATATTAGGAACTGTATATCAACCTACTATTGAAGAACTTATTAAACTGGATATAGCTAATTTAGAGATAGTTAATCCATTTTTAGTACTTGAAAAGAGCTATTCACAGCTATGTAACGAGAAAACATTTGAATTAAAATGTAAATATGATGCTATACCTATCTTGGATTTGATGATGTTAACATCAAGAAAAGATTCTTCTGAAGAAATTGAGTTACTTAGTGATAAGATAAAAAAATCTTTATCTATATTATATAAAACTGATATTAGAAATATTGAGTATATGAATAATATTAAAATCGGTATTTTAATTAAATTTGATGATAAAAAGAAAAATGCTTTTATAAGTAGAGAAGATTTTGGACTAGTATCAGATTTAATTTTGGAAATGTTTTATATTGATAAAAAGAATTTATTTAAAGATGAGGAAGATAAGTGGATTGAAAATACTGGCTCTGAAAGAGAAAAACAGTTGATTGCACACTTTAAAGAGAAGGAAAGAAAGAAAAGAGAAAAAGAAGCATACCATTTATGTGATTATATAAATATAGTTCAAAATATAGATGTATATATATCAATAGATGTGATTTTAAAAATGACTTATTGGCAATTAATTAATGCTTATAAGACTAAGATACAATTTAAAAACTATAATGAAAGTTTAGGCTATGCATGGTCATTTAAATATCAAACAGATATGGATAAAATGAAGCATTGGTCTAAAGAGATAAAAATACCACTTAGCACTGTTAAATAGCAGTGCTATTTTTTATGCAAAAAAATGAGAGGATGATTTTATAATGAGATTTGCGATAAAAGATGCAAGTAATATAATAGTAAAAAACAAAACAACTGGAGAACCACTTTTTTATACAGCAGATTTAAATGCTTTTAACTTTAAATTAGATTCAGAATCAGTTTATGCAAAAGCAAAAGGTGCAAATACAATAGCATTTGATGGAGCGATAACAGCAAGTTTAGCACTTGAGCAAGAGGTAATACAAATGCCACAACTAGCAATGCTATTAGCTTCTGATATGGTTGAAGAATCTGCTAAGGTTGGTAAAAGAAAATTATTAACTTCTGATAGTGCTAAAAAAGTTACTTTAGAAAATGTAAAACCAGTTAATAATAGTATATCTGTATATAGTGTTGAAAAAGATGGTATATCTTTAGTTAAGAAGTTACAATTTACTTCAACAGCTACAGGAGATAATACAGAAATAACAATATCTACTGCTGATTTTAATGCAGGAGATAAGGTAGCAGTATTCTACTTAGAGGAGTTACCAAAGGCAAAAGTTATAAAAATAAAAGAAGAGTCTACTGCTCCAAACTATGTAATAGAAGCAGATGTTATGGCTAAAACTGCTGATGGTGAATATATGGTCTTATATATGACTATACCAAATGCAAAGGCACAAAGAAGTATAGAATTAAATCTTACTGCTGAGAATCCATCTGGATTTAATATGACACTAGATGTTTTACCAGATGAAAATAAAGAATATGTAGTATTCGCTTTTGTTGGAGATGAAGATGTTAGCCCTGTTAGAATGGCTTCTATGTTAGGTGCTGAATTAATAGACGAAAAGGATGTTAAATCTAAGAAATAGTGAATTTCCCTACTCTTAATTGAGTAGGGGTTATTTTTTTACGTTTAAATTTGGTTTTAATCGGATTTGAATTTAAAAAAATGAAAGAAGGTGATAAATTGGTATTTTTAGATGATAAGTTTTTATTTGATAATATCTCAAGTGAATCCATGAACATCAAGCTAGTTACTTTAGGTGATGATGAAATACTAAATGAGTATGGATTACCATATGAAGAAGCGATTAAATCTGATAATACTTTTAATAAAAATCCTTGTTACAGTGAAGATGAAACTACTATTGAACCTATAACATTACAATTCTGTTTATGTAGTGAACATGGGGAGGCTTATGAATGGGATGATTATACGCTAGAAAACATATGTAATTGGTTTTGGCAGAGAGAATTTAAACCTTTTATCAGTTATGACAATATAGAAGAAATATACTATTTCAAAGCGAGAAAGATAATAAAAAGATATACAAAAGATAAAAAAGGCGTGTTAGAGATAGAGTTTCAACCATATACAAATTATGCTTATAGAAGCTTTCAAAAAGTCATAACTGTCAAAGATACAAGGGAAATTAAACTAAATAATGTGTCTAATGTAGATGAAGAATATGCTCCAGTAATTGATATTGAAAGTCTAAAAGAAGGAGATGTAACAATTAGAAACTCCACTATCAGCGATAGTGAAGAAGACAGTTTAGTTATAAGTGGATTAGGATTAAATGAAAAAATAACAATAGATAATTTATACTATACTGTTTTAAATAGTACTGGTGAGAATAGGTTCAATATTGTTAATAGAAAGTGGATTAGGTTAAGAAGAGGTGTAAATATATTAAAGTTTACTGGTAATTGTAAGGTTGCAATTAAATGTAAATATCCAATAATAAAATAAAAGGAGAATGATACCATGAGAATTTTAGAGTTGAGTGTTGATGAATATAAGGAACTAGAAAACATAAAAGATTTATGCTCTAGTAAAGTAGATAAATATGGACTTATCATTAAGGATGTAAAGTGTCAAAGTAATGATGAATTTATTAATGTTAGAATTCGTAAGGATAAGGTAGTTGAGGGTATGGAATATTTTAAATATCTATGTGAGACTTGTAAACCAATAGGAAATTTTAAATTTTCTATTTTTAATGGAACTGTTTACTTCACGATAGAAAATAAAATATGTGAGATAGGTAATATTTAATAAATACAGAATAAAGGGAGAATGATAATATGAATAAAATACAAGTAGATAAGTTGATGAAAGATGAAGTTAGAGCAGTAATACCATTTACAGATGAGAATGGTAAAGAGGAATATATAGAAGTTAGAAATCCTGATAATGAGACTAAAGAAGAAATATTAAATAAAATATGGGTTGGTATGGAGAATCCAGATTTAGCATTATCTCAAGAAGATATTCTTAAAATGTTAGTTGATAAGTTAACTAATATAGAGTTAAATATTGATATACAAGATGTGATAGATGGTAATATATCTAGTGAGTTAGAAACTACGATGTATTACATAGGTCAAATAGAAAATGAATTAACTGCATCTTTATTAATGAATACTGAGGTTAAGTTAGGTCAGATGAAGAATGAGATATTACAGGACAGAGTTTTAAAAGAGACCGAAGAAATTGAAAAGATGAATAATATTAAAGACAAGGTAGTGAGTTAGATGGTATTTAAATCCTTAGATGAATTAGTTGCTTATACTAAAGTTAAGATTGCTGCATCTATGCCTAAAGTTGGAGAAGAAATGAAGGAAATCATGAAAAATGAGGTAGTTAAACAGGCTTATGGAAGTTTTACTCCAAATGTTTATGAAAGAACAGGAGATTTATTAGATGCTTCTGAAATAGCTGAAATTACTGCAAATTCTGTTACATCTGAGATAAAAGATAATGGAGGATGGAGTTCTCTTAGAGGTAGCCATTTCTTTCCTATGTATGGGTTTGAAGGTGGTAGTGTTTGGACTCATGGTAGCACTAGGGAAGAACCTAAGTTTAGACCCAAGACAAATATAATGAGTGAAAGTGAAGCTAAAGTAAGAACTAATATACCAAAGTGTTTTAAGTCTAAAATGAATGAATTAGGCGTACCGGTAAAATAGACAATATCGAATGCCTATTAAGTTATAAAGTTTTCTAAGGGAGATGTATATCATAAGTGGAAAATTAAAAAGCGGTGATGCTCTAACATATAATGAGAAATTTAACCTAGATAGGTAGTTTAGTTGATTTGCTTAGATAAGTGGTTTAGAATTGTTTCTCAATGTTCTAATACATTGATTGATGCAAAAACATATACAAGTATATTGTGAAATATACTTGTATATAACATATTGATATAATGAGAGAGGTATAATTGTTTTAATTAACATTTAAATTTGAATATATCGAGGAAGTATTAGAAGTTACAAGAGAATTAGATTATCCTAATATACATTTTAGGGAATCTTGTGGCAAGATAATAGAAAAGGAAGAATCAAAAAGAGATAGTTTCACAAATAATAAAGTCAATATTCCAAAACATTTAATATATAATTATGATGATAATATTTGGACTGGCGGTATAGTAAAAATGGCTAATCAGACAAAGAAAAATGATTATAGCTTCTTTATGTTTAACAATATAATTTATTTTGTAGATAATGAATGTAGAAGTTATAAGATAGGTTTTAGAGATTAAATTGTAAAATTTATAAGACGTTTATTATTATATTAATATTATAGATAAGGCGAGTGGCCATAGTACACCTTTAAGGTGTGGAGATAGAATAAACCTTCTATTATTTTATAATAATAGAAGGTTTATTCTATTGTAATATAAATATCAAGATGTATTAATAAATATTAAAGATAATCAATTTAGATTGTTTTTTAAATTGAATCATTTATGTTGTAATTATTTCAATGATGACATGTGTATGACAAATATAAGATACTTGGAAATATTGAAGGACATATAATACTAGATATTATTAAAAGTAATAAATAGTCGTTGCTATTGGCGACTTTGAGAAGTATAATTTTCTTTTATTAATTATGGAGGTGACAATATGAGTCAACATAAAATAAAACCAATTCAGGCAACACCTGAATTATCAGGTAAAGACGCTGAATTATTTATAAGGCAAGTATTCAGTAAACCAAGTCAAAAGGAAATAGAAAGAAATGAAAGACTTTTAAACATTATAACTTCATGTAGGACTCTCTAAGGTTTTGTAAAAATGACTGCTTGTGTTTATACCTTTATTGCTTAGAATCGAACATAAGAGGTTGATTTTTATGGTTGAAAGTATTGGAATTTCAACAAGTGTTCCTGAGAGGAACATTTTGTTTGGTGTTTAGCTACTATAAGAGCTTATTTTAATGTTTGAGTGTGATGGGATTGAGGAGCTATTACTTGAGAGTAGATGATTTACTGGAATGGTTTATCATGTGAATTAAATTCCGTAGCTTCTAACTAGCCTTAAGTTTAAGGGTTACCTATTTATAAAAAAATGACAGATAATGAGATTTAATATGTAGTCAAAGATGTAGTAGAAAAAATAGGATATAAAGATGTATCTGACACCTTGAAAAACATATTGATGAAAAAGTTAAAAATATTAAGGCAGCTTATATAGCTGTCTTTTTTGTATAGAATAAAAAAGTTTATTATAACAGATAGTTATTATTTTATTAGTGTGTTAGCAAGAATAAATTCCTTTTATCTAATGAATGATTTTATATTTTAGTGTAAATTGGTATATTTTACCATTTACACTTGATATAATAAAAAATATAAACTATTTAAATAGAATTAGGGGAATTGTATGGAAAAGTATCTTTTTAATCAAAAACTATTAAAAGAAAAATATAATATGGAAATAGACCTAGACTTATATGACTATAAACAAAGACGATTAATTTTAGAAAAATGGAGAGATATAATTGATAATAAATCTATTGATAAATTAAATGAAATTCAACTTAAGGAAATATTTGTATCGGATATTTTAAACAAAGTTCTTAGGTATAAAAGTCTTACGGACAATATAATGGATTATAATATAAAACCAGAAGAAAAAACTAAGATTGATGGAACAAGAGCTGATATTGTACTAGGCTATTTTTCTAATGAAGAAAGTGACTATAGAGTAGCAATAGAATTAAAAAAACCAACAACTAATTTAGATGCAAAACAACTAAGAAAAAACAATCATAATACACCAGTAGAACAAGGGTTTTCTTACTTGCCTAAATATGGAAGAAATTGCACATGGCTTATTGTCTCTAACTTCAAGGAAATTAGATTGTATAATGCTAATGATGCTACAGAGTATGAATTTTTTTCTATTAAAGATATATATGAAAAAGATGATGTATTTAAAAAATTTTTATATCTTTTGTCATCTAAATCTTTAATGACCAAACATGGAAAATCTAGGGTTGAAGTACTTTGGGAAGAGAATATAAAGCAAGAGGAAGCCATAGAAAAAGGTTTTTATGACCTATATAAAAATACTAGATTAAATTTATTTAATGATATACTTTTAAATAATAAAGATATTTTGGATGTAAAAACTTGTTTAACAAAGACACAAAAAATATTAGATAGAGTTATATTTGTTTGTTTTGCAGAACATAAAGGATTAATACCAGAGAATATCTTTGAAACATGTATTCAAGTAGGGAAAAAAAGTGTATCTAGGTTTGGAGTCTGGGAACAAGTAAAGGGTCTGTTTGAATCTATAGATTTAGGTAATCAGGAAAAGGGCATAAATCAATTTAATGGAGGTTTATTTGCAGAAGATTATATTTTGAATAATCTAAAGATACCAAATAAATGTTTCGAGAATTTATACAAGTTATCTTTATATGATTTTAACAGTGATTTAAATGAAAATATATTAGGGCATATATTTGAAAAATCTATATCTGACTTAGAAGAACTAAAACTAGAAATAAATCAAGTTAATATTAAGAAAAAAGATAGTAAGAGAAACAAAGATGGGATATTTTATACTCCCAAATACATAACGAAACATATTGTTAATAACACCATAAGAAGATATTTAGATGAGAAGAAAAAAGAATTAGGCGAAGATAAACTTCCAGAACTAAAAGAAGAAGATTATGAAACAGTTGTGGTTGGTAGGAATATACAGCATAAGCGTGTACAAGTTGTAGAATATAAAACTGATAAAATTCAAAAATATATAAACTTTTGGAAAAATTATAGAGACGTTGTAAAAAATATAAAAATTTTAGACCCAGCTTGTGGAAGTGGAGCTTTTTTGAATGAGGCTTTTTCTATGTTAAAAAAAGAAGCTGAATCAGTAAACGAAATACTTCGTGATTTAACCGATGGTGAGATATCATTTTTTGACTTAGATGCTAATATATTAAAAAATAATTTATATGGAGTTGATTTGAATGAAGAATCTGTGGAAATAACTAAATTGTCTTTATGGCTTAAAACAGCTAACAAGTATAGTTTATTAACTAGCTTAGATAATAATATAAAATGTGGAAATTCTATTATTGATAACAAAGAGGTTGATTGTGCTAAAGCTTTTGATTGGAATGTTGAATTTGAAGATGTAATGATGTCAGGAGGGTTTGATATTATAATTGGAAATCCCCCATATGTTTCAACTAAAATGATTCCAGAAAAGCATAGAGAATATTATTGGAAAAAATATAAAGATTTACTAATTAGCGAAATGGATTTGTATGAGTTGTTTTTATATGAGTTTTGTGAAAATAAATTAAAGCAAGATGGATTTTTGGGATTTATAACACCTAATACGTACTTTACAAATAAAAGCTTTGAAAATTTAAGAAAATATTTACTTAAAAATGTATGTGTTGATACTATTTTAGACTTTCCATATAGATTTTTTCCTTTTGAGGATGTAAACAAGGAAACCGCTATAATTATAATTAATAAAAAATTGCCGAATATTAAAAATAATATAAATCTTATAAGTATAAATAAAGAAAATATGAAAAAGATTAAGATTTTCAATAGTAATACATACAACTCTGAAAATAAAATTACTATAAAAAGTATTATAAATGATTTGGATAATAAAATTGTTATACAAAGCAACCCAATAATATTAAAAATGCTCAAATGTAAGCATAAATTAGGGGATTATTTAAATTTACATAAAGGTTGGATGAGTGTCCCTAATAAAACAATTTGTGATGGAATTATATATGATAAGAAAATATTAAGTAGTAATGATATAAAAGATAATAACCAATTAAATGGAATTTTAAATAAATGTTTGGAAGGTAAGGATATACATAGATACTATATTGATAAAGTAGATAAATTTGTAAATATTGAAAACATTGATGACAAAACTATGAGGTGGCACAAATCACCTAAGATAATAACACAAAGAATAGTTGGTCAAAATCAAAATAAGATAATTGCAACAGTAGATATTGAAGGTACTATAATATTCCCTAGTGGAAATATCATAAATTTAATTAAAGAAGATAATTTGGAAGATATATATTTTTATATAGGAGTTATAAATTCTAGTTTAATAAATTACTTTTATAATAAATTTTATGGAGAATCAAATACCAACTTGACAGCAGATGCAGTAAAAAATATACCAATACCAAATTTAAAAAATGTTGATAAATCAATTGTTATAAATAATAGTAAAATACTAATAAATAAATATGGTAAATTATACTTATACACTAATAAATTTTTGAAAAATGTATTTAAGATATTGAGCATAGATAATAATCCATCTAATAAATTATATAATTTTTATTTATTAGATTTTGATGAATTTTACAATGAACTTAGCAAAAAAAAGAAGCTTTATTTTAAGAATATTGATGAGTTAGAGGAATATTTTAATAAGTACAAAGATGCTATTAATAGAATCATATACGATATAAATGTATGCGAAAATACAATCAATACTTTTGTATATGATTTGTATGGTATAACTGAGCTAGAAAGTAAATCTATAGAAGATATATGTAAGACAACAAAAGACACTGTGGTTACAAGTTTAGCTTATTAATAAAGATTTGGAGGTCACTTTCCTTTTGTAGTATAAATTTTCCTTTATACTTGATATAATTAATGTATCAGAATATAAGGAGGATGTTATGTTTAAGAAAATATTATTGATTTTAATGATTGGTATACTAGGATTCGGAGTTATTGGATGTAGTGATAGTAAAGAAGAAAAAGTAGATTATGATTATTATAATTCAAGAACATCATTAGCATTTAAAGATGGTTTAGCACGTGTAAAAGTAGGAGATAAGTGGGGGTTTATTGATAAAGAAGGTAATGAGGTTATAAAACCTCAATTTGATGGAGCGTATCCTTTTTTTGAAGACTTAGCAGCTATAAAAAAAGATGGTAAGTGGGGATTTATTGATAAAGAAGGTAATGAAGTTATAAAACCAAAATATAGTCGTGCAGAATCATTCAGTGAAGGATTAGCCAGTATTAGAGATGATGATGAGAAGTGGGGATTTATTGATAAAGAAGGTAATGAGGTTATAAAACCTCAATTTAATAATACATATCATTTTAGTAATGGTTTAGCTAAAGTTGTTTTGAAAGAATATGGATATGTAGATAAAAACGGAGAAATTGTTATTGATTATGCATTTAATGGGTTAAGTGGTGACTTTATTGGTAATTTTAGTGAAGGACTAGCATATGCAACAATAACAAATAGACTTAATGAATATATAGATAAGACTGGAAAAATAGTAATACAACCGAAGTTTGATGATGCTAAAGATTTTAGTGAAGGATTGGCTGGAGTTAAAATTGGAGATAAGTGGGGTTTTATTGATAAAGAGGGCAAGGAAGTTATAAAACCTCAATTTGATGATATTGGAAATTTTAATGAAAATTTAGTTAAGATTAAAAAAGGTGAAAAATGGGGTTATATAAATAAAGAAGATAAGATAATTGTAAAAATACAGTTTGATGATGCTAAAGATTTTAGTGAAGGATTGGCTGGAGTTAAAATTGGAGATAAGTGGGGTTTTATTGATAAGGAAGGTAAAATAGTTATAAATCCAATATTTAATGACTTACAACCATTTAAAGAAAATTTAGCATTTGTTATGAAAGATGATAAATGGGGTGTTATAGATAAAAATGGTAAAGTAATTATACAATTTAAATATTTAAATGAAGATTTAGAAAATCAACCATTGATATAGGTTATAGGCAGTCAATCGACTGTCTTTTTTTATACAAAAAAAGGAGTTGAGTAGATGGTTGAAGAGTTTAAGATTAAGACCAGTATTGAGCTTGATGACAAAGAAGCTAGAGAAAAAATAGAGAAATTAAAAAATAGTGGTCAAGATAAACCTATTAAATTAAATTTGAAAATAGGTGAATTAGATAAGTTATCACAACAAGCAGAGCAATTAAAAGGGATATTCAATAAAGCTTTTAAGATTGATAATACTGCTTTGAGCAACTTAAAGCAAATTGAATCTACTATGAAAGAAATAAATAAACTAAGTAGAAGAAGTCAAGAGAGCTTACTTGGTGGTGGCTCTGGAAACACAGGAAATATAAATAATGAACAGCAAGATTTAATAAGACAATATAAAGAAATCTCAAATGTTGTATCTAGACTTCAAAATCAGATGAGAACAGGTCTAGGAGATAGTTCAATTGAAAGAACAACAGAACAAATTGAAAGATTAAAAAGACAATTAGATTCAGTGTATGCACAAATGAATTCATCATCTCAAGCTAGAATGGATATGTTTGATGCTTCAAGAGCAACAAGAGATTTAGCTGATATGAATAGAAATCTTTCAAGAATAGAAGATATGGCAACACAAGCATCTGCTAGGCTTAATGGATTAGGCGATAATATAGATACAGATAAAGTAAATAGACTTAGGAATGAGTTACAAGAATTAAAACAGACAGCTAGTAGAAATATAGATTTAAATCTTGATGTAGGTAATATAGTTAATAGAATACAAGAGATAAATCAAGAAGTTAGAAATTTAGAAAGAGTTGATAGCTTAAGGTCTAATTTCAGTAGAATAGAAGATTCTATTAGACAGGCATTTGGGAATGAGAGAGTTGAAGCTTTTAGACGTTCTTTAGAGCAACTTCAAGGTTCGGCAGGAAATCTAAATGGTGATTTTAACAATATATTTGATAGATTAACAAGAGAAATGAGAGATGCTAGACAAGAAGCTGAAAGATTAAATAATACAGTTTCAAGAGGTGGAGGATTTTTTAATGATTTCTATTCATCTGTAGCATCTTATTCTATTGGAGATATGTTGGGCGATGCTTTGACTGATGGAATTAGGTCTATGAAAGATGTTATATTAGAGCTTGATAGCTCTATGACTGACCTTAAAAAGGTTGCAGAACCAACAGATATTGATAGCACATCTGAGTTAGATAAGATAAGGGAAAAAGCAATACAAACAGCTAAAGATGTAGGAATGAGTGCATCACAAGTTCAAGAATCAATAGCATCTTCTTTACAAGCAGGAATTGGAGGTATGCAAGAAAGTATTGCTGCTGCAAGACAATCAATGATACTTGCCAATGTAGGGGACATGGACGTTGAAGGTGCTTCTTCAGCAGTAAACACAATAATAAATGGATTTAGAATTGAACCTTTAAAAGAAATGCAAGTGCAGGTTGGAAATACTACAAAGAAAACAACAGAATTAACTGCTGCAATGGATATGCTAAACTATGCAGGAAATAATTATGCAATTGGAACAGCAGGTGTTGCCGAAGCGATGAAACGTGGAGGTTCAGTCCTTCATGAATATGGGGTATCTTTAGGCGACACAGTGAGTATGATAACAGCAACAAATGAAGCGATACAAAATCCAGAAAAAGTAGGTAATGGTTTAAAAAGTGTCGCAATAAATTTAGCAGGTATGAAAGTTTCAGCTGATGATGGTACACTTTCTTTAAATAAAACTGCAAAAGGCTTAAAGGAAATAGCTGGAATCACAATTTATAAAAATAAAGATACTGGCGAATTGAAGAATATGGTTCAGCTCTTAGATGAGTTGAAAGGCAAATGGGGAGAACTCAGAGAGGATGAACAAAAAGGATTAGCTGAAGCAATAGCAGGTAAGCAACAAGCAGCTATATTCCAATCCTTAATGGGTAATTATGAGACTTTTAAAGAAATAAGGGAAGAATTCAGTCAGGGACTTCAATTTGGTTCGGCTGAGGCTGAAAACAAACAATATTTAGATAGTCTTGCAGGGCGTTTAAATGAGTTGAAAACAATATGGGCAGATATATTCCAAACTGTATTTAATTCAAATACAACATATGGATTTTTAGATGGTTTAATATCTGTATCTAATGGAATAAATAGTGTCATAAAAACATTAGAAAGATTAAAATTAACAACACCAGCATTAATAGGAAGTTTTATGACTTTAAAAACGTTATTCTCTGGTATGGGAATGACAAATGGTACTAGAAATGTGGCTAGACTTATAAATCCTTTAAATATGATAGGAACTCCTATTAAAACTACAACTACAATACTACAATCATTTAGACATGCAGTAATGGCAGCAAATGTAGCTGGTGCTAATGGAGCAAATGTAATTACTAGAGCAGGAACAGGTTTGGGAGCATTAAGACAAAGTTTATCTAGGACTTCTATTGGTATTGGAACATTAAATATAGCGACAAGTTTGTTAAACGGGGCTATGATAGGTTTGGCTACTTTTGCTATAACTAAAGGTATACAATGGATAGATGATACTATTCACAAGTATGAAAAATTAGCAGAAAAACAAAAAGAAGTTATTGGAACTACTACAAGCGAGATAAGCTCCTTGCAACAAAAGAAAAAGAGTTTAGAGGGTATATCAGAGGAGTACAATAATTTAGCTAGTAAAACCGAAAAAACTGCTGATGAAACTGCTAGATTTAGTGAACTTAAACAACAAATTGCAGATATAGCACCAGAATTAGTATTGGGTGTAGATGAGAATAATGACCCTATTCTAAATATGAGTGGTAACTTAGATGAGGTCATTAATAAATTAAGAAAGGCTATAGAAGAAAAAAATAAACTTTTAAAGTCTCAAGAAGATGAACTTGCAATAACTACATCAAAGACTGCACCAGATACAAAAAAAGACCTTGATAAAGAAAAGAAAAAACTTGATAAAGTTCTTGAAGATGAGAATAATTTATTTAAAAATGCTTTAAGTAAATCTAATTTTAAAGAACAAACAGAAGCATTAAAAAAGGCTTACAACCAACAAGAAACTGATTTTGCAGAACATCATCAAAACCTTCTTACAGAATATGAAAAATATAATGAAGAAGAAGAGGTAATGCAGAAAAGGGCGATTAATAGATTAACTAATTCTGATATATCTAAAACATATGTTAAACAATCTGAACAAAAGAAAAGTAAAATGAATGAGCTTGTAGCTAATATGAATTGGCATGACTATAGTGTAGGACAACAGAATAGCATTATAAGTGCTTTTGATAAAATAAGTGAGTCAATTCCTGTTGAAAAATTAGACCAGTGGAATAAGAAGATAACTGATGCTAATATAAATTATCAGGCATCCGGTGATATGAATCAATATACCAAAGAATTACAAGGGTTGGCGAATGAACTTCAAAAGCTAAGTGGTGGAAGTATAAGTGCTGATACATGGCTTGTGGGATTACAGCAAGGTTTTTCTGGGTTAGACTTAGCAAGTATGAAATTACATGCTTTTTTAAAATCCTATGGTTCGTCTTTAGCTGAACTTGAAAACAAAGATAGTTTTGCAATAAAACTTAAAAATCAATTTGATGCTTTAAATGATTTCTCTCAAAATTTAGAAGTTAATGGTAAAGTCAATGTAAAACTGCTTGAAGATATACAAAGTGGAGAAACTGGTCAGGATTTGCCACAACAATTAAAAGAATTTATAAATGGAATAATGGCCGATGGTGATGCTCCAATTGAAGCTGAGTCAGAATTACTTCTTCAAATTACTACTAAAATTGAAAATGAAGGGCAATTATCAAATGATGTTGTTGAAAAATTAAATAAATTATTTAAAGGTGGATTTGAAGAGGGGGATATAGAACTAAGTAAAGGATTAAAAATCAGTGATGATTTGCCACCTTTGCCTCCTGGTATGGTTCAAGCATTAAATGAACAATATAAAAAAGCATTAGAAGATGGTAAGGTTGCTCCTGAAATCACACCTAATGTCAATGGGGAAAAAGCTAAAAAAGAATTAAAAGACTTAGAAAAATTTAAAAAAGATACTTTTAAATCAGATAAAATTGTGACTGAAATTAATAATAAAGGACTAGATTTCGCAAAAAAAGACTTGAGTGTATTAAAAGAACAGTTGGATAGATTTAAAAATGAAGATACAAAGTTGTCTTTTACTACAGATTGTGCAGATGCTTTTAAAGATGTAAATTCTTTAGAGGAAGCTAGAAAAAAAATATCTGCTCCAATGAGTCTAAAATATGATATAGATGTAGATAAAAAAGGATTGACTGAAGCAAAAAAAGTCTATGATATTTTACCTGATAATCTCAAAAAAAAGATAGAAACAGAAGTAATAGGTATAGATAAATTAGACACATTACAAAACTTAATAGATAAAGCTCCAAATAAAAAAGAAACTATATTTGAAATAATTAATAAAAATCCAGATAAACTAAATGAGATAGATGAAATTCTTAATAATGTTCCAAATGATAAAAAGGAAGCTGTTATTGATTTTATAGTAAACAATTTAGACCAACTTGAAAAAGCTAAAAATGTACAAGAATTTATAAACAATTTACCTCCAGAAATAAAAAAACAACTTGGAATAGAAGTTGAAGGAGGAGAAAATGCAGAGAAAACTGTTAATACAGTTCAAAATGCAGATGGAACTAAGGCTGACCTTTTAGTAAATGCAGAAGTAAATGGAGAATCACAAGTAGTTGAATGCATAGAAACATTAGATAAGAATGGGAATAAAACATACACTCCTAATTTAAATCCTCAAGTTAATAATAGTGAAAAAGTTGTTCAGTGCATGAGAATATTAGATGAATATGGAAATGAATCTTATATTCCAATTGTAAGTCCTCAAGTTACCAATGAAGAAGGACTTAACAGTACTAAACAAAAAATGGATGAGTTAGATAATAAAACAGTAACTCCAACTGTACAAATAAAGACAGAGGGAGAAACTGAAGTTGAACAAGCAACTAATTTTATAGAAAATACAAATCCAACTAAGGTTATTGAGTTATCCATAAACAACTCTGGTAAAGATGAAATCGACAATACAAAACAAAAGTTAGATGAACTTAATAATGAAAAAGTCACTCCTACTATTGAAGCTACAGGTGCAGAACAAGCATCTGAACAGTTAAATCAATTATCACAAAAAGCACAAGAAATCGGTCAAGGTAATTACCATATAAATATTAATACCTCAACCGAACAAGGTGCTAAGAACATCTCAGGACTTATAGCTAGAGTAAAACAATTCCTAGCTTTAAAAGTATCTACACTTGTATTTAGAACTGAAACTGCACAAGCAGCGAAGAATGTATCAGGCTTGTTAGCCAAAGTGCAAAGTTATGTAAGCAAATATGGTGGTAAAACTATAAGGACTACATTTAGTGCATTAACTGCAACTGCTGCAAAGAACATATCAGGGCTTATTAGGAAAATAGAATCATTTAAATCAAACTATGCAGGAAAAACATTCACCACTACATTTGTAACTAATAAAGTAACTAACAGTTCAGGTGGGGGAGGTGGAGGAAATAGTTCAGATAAGACCAATAAAACTGAACGTACCTCTGTTACTAATGGAACTCCAATTCCAGCTAATCTATCCCAACCTAGAACGTCAGAACCAGCACCAATAAGTGACGAAACTCCTGTAACAAAGCCATCTCTATTCTCAAGAGCAGTATCAAGAGCCACATCTCCAATCAAAACTCTTACAGAGAAATTCTCTCGTATAACTAAAACTCCTAAAATAGCATTAGATACAAAATCTATTGATGCAGCAGTAAAATATAGCATTGAGTTACTAAAAGAATTAGAAAATGCGATATCTAAAGTTACAGATAGAATATCTCTTTTAGATAAGAAAATGAAATATGCAAGTGGAAAAGATAAACTCAAATATCTTGAAGAACAAAATGCTTTATATAAAGAAGAACTAACATTGTTAGACCAAAAAGATAAGGCACTTAACACTCAAAAGAATAGATTAAAAGATAGACTTAAAAAAGATTATAAGTACACTTTTTCAGATGATGATAACTTAACTAGTTATGAAGAAAAATTAATATCATTAGAAAAAGAATTAGAGAAATTAGATAAGCAATCAGAGAGTGACAAAGGTAGTAAAAAGAGTGAAGAACGTAAGAAAAAGATAGAAGAAGAGAAAAAGGTTGTTGAAGAATATTTAAAGATTGCTTTTACTGAGATACCGAAAGTTGCAGATGCTCAACAAGAAGTAACAAATTCTCTTATAGAATCAACTAGAGCAGCAGAGGAATTTAAAAAAGAATTAAAAGAGATTGCTAGGGAAGCTGCTTTAACTTCAGCTCAAAAACATGTTACTGAAATACAAAACGAAATAGACTTAATAGACATTCTTATGAAAAATGCTGAAGGTGATGAAAAGTTAGACTTAATTGAAAAGAAAAAAGAATTATTAGCCAAACAAGCCAAGGAAATTAAAGATGTTATTAAAGTCTATGAAGATACTGCAAAAGAGTTAAGAGAAGGGTTATCAAAAGAAGGATTTGAATTTTCTGCTGATGGTAAAAGTATAACAAATTATGAGCAACAATTAGCGTTTCTAAAAAATAACAAAGATGCAGATAAATATAAAGAAATAGAAGAAAATGCTAAAAAATATTTAGATTTACTTCTTAAAGATTTACCTGATGCTAATAATCAAATTAAGCAAAATAAAGAAGAAATAGAAAATTTAAATAAAGAGATTCAAGATGCTTATAAAGAACAGCTCAAAGAAGCTCAAAGTCTACAAGAAAAAATTAGAGACATGTATAAAAAAGAGCTTGAAGAGAGACTTAAAGAAATAGATAAAGAAACTAAAGCTAAAATTGACTCTCTTAAAAAGCAACAAGATGCTTACAATGATTCAAGAAAAGAAGCTAAATATAAAGATGATTATGAAGAACAACAAGATGTAATAAGTGATTTAGAAAAACAAATAGCAATAGCTGAAAGAGATAGTTCTTTAAGTGGTCAGAAGAAACTTAAGGACTTACAAAAACAATTAAAAGAAGAACAGAAAAAATTACAAGACTTAGTACAAGACCATGTAGACGACCAAGTTAATGATATGTATGACAAGGAATCTGACAGACTACAAGAAGAAGCAGATAAGTTAAAAGAAGAGTTAGAGAAAAAATACTCAGATGAAAATTTAGTTGATTTAATTAATCAAGCTATCAGCTCTGGTAAATTTGTAGGTCTTGATGGAGAAGTTAAGAAACTTCAAGATGCTATCATTGAATATATTAATAAATATGAAGATGGCATGTTGGCAATGGGCTCTGTCACTAAACAAGAATGGCTTGATAAGTTAAAAGAAGGCAAAGAAACATTAGAAGATATTAATGATATATTAGATGAATTAGATTTAAGTAAATTTGCTATGCCTAATTACACACCACCTTCAAATTCTCGTTCAAGAAGTGTATCTCCAACATCAGCAGTTAACTTTAATTCACCGTTCTTTGTTGTTCAGGGGAATGTAACTAAGGACACTATGAAAGATTTAGAGAAGTTTGGTAGAGATTTAGAAAATAGAGTATATAGAAAAATAGTAGAAAATATTAAATCATAATAAAAGGAGTAAAATTGATGGAAATAAATTTCAATAAAATAGAAGAAAAGATGTTAAAAGAATTAAGTGAAAAATATAAAAACCTAAATAGTGAGGATTATACAACTGAATTGGCATTGAGTATTCGTGAATCTGCAATAAAAGAGTCTGTTAGAGTACTTAAGGAGTATCATGAAGAGTTAATAAAACAATTAAATATAAAATAAATATGGTTCATTGTAGCTACTAACAATATTGACGATTATGACCAAATTAGGGTATAATGGTTATATAAATGATATAAGTTTATATCATAAGGACATAAAAAAAAGAGACTACAACTATTTGTGCTAGGGTGTCTCTTCATAAATAAGCGAAGTGTTAATTAGAGGAAGAATCACCTGAATTGCCGTTCGGGTGATTCTTAATTTTTTGCAACGTTTTCTTAAACTCATCTATTTCTTTAAAGAGTCTATTTAAATTCTGAACCAACTTAATCAAACTAATAATTATAGTTGTAAGAAATGTTATTATCGTTAGCAAACAAATCAGATATTTCATAATATCATATCACCTCCCATCTTGATTTGACATGGGAAGGCTTATGTATATGAAGATTCACCCTAATAGTTTTTTATGTAGTCTCTAAAAATATTATACCATAAATTACCAATATGTTAAATTTAATATTATATTGTCTACAATTGTAAAAGAATATTGTGTTCTAAGAAGTTATTCTATTAATAGTATAGCTTTTTATTTTCAATGAAGATAATGACAACATTGACTATTGTGATAATATTGGAGTATAATAGTAATATAAATGATATAAATTTATATCATAGGGACATAAAAAAGAGACTACAACTATTTGCTGTAGGGTGTAGTTCTTAAAGTTAACAATAAAAAGAATAGATTTATGTATTACTTTCAGAATCACTAGACCCGCCAGTCTGGTGATTCTTTAGTTTCCTAATAGATGCTTTCAAGTTTAAGATTGCATCTATTAGCTTTGTCAAATGATTGATTATTCTTGTAATCATAATTATCATTATTAAAAACAAAACTAAGTACTCCATAGTCTCACCCCCTTTCTTGCTGGGGATTTTAACTAAAGAGCCATCACCCTAATAGTCTAAACTGTAGTCTCTAAAAATATTATACCATATTTTTCCATTATGTTAAATTTAATATTATATTGACGACAGGAGTAGAATAAAGATATAATACAGATAACAGAAAATTTAAAAATTTTACACAAGAATTACTACTTATCTATTGCCACCTTAAAAAGTGGCTCTTTTTATACTAAAATAAATTATTATAGTTAAATTTATTGATGTATTTATATATTAATTAATTGATAAATATTAATGGTTATGTTATAATTTATATATACTATTAGGAGGTGTTATTATGTTGAACAATAGAGATTTACTGATGGCTAATATGTTGAATACTATAGTTCCTATTTCTCGATTCAACAAAGGAGAAGCTAATAAGATATTTGATGAAGTAAAAAAATCTGGAAGTAAAATTGTTGTGAAAAATAATATTCCAACATGTGTTTTGATTACACCTGAAAAGTATGAAGAAATGATAAATGCCATAGAAGACTACAAACTTCTTCTTGAAACAGAAAAAAGAATGAAAAATATAAATGAAGAAGAATTAATATCTCAAAGTGAGCTTATGAAAGATTTGGATATTAGTGAAAAAGACCTTGAAAATATTGAGGTGGATTTTGAATAATGAAATGGAATATTTTTTATACAAAAGATTCACATAAAGATTTAAAAAAATTAGATAATTCTCAAAGAAAACAAGTTTTAAAGGCAATTGAAAAAGTTTCTTATAACCCTCTACCGAGTCCTGATGGATATGGTAAACCATTAGGTAATAAAGGGAATAATAATCTCACAAATTGTTTTAAGATAAAGTTAAGAGGTATTGGAATAAGAGTAGTTTATAATTTAGTAATGGAAAACAATATTATGAGAATAATAGTAATATCAGTCAGAGAAGATAGTTTAGTTTACGACATTGCAAGTGAAAGAGTAAAAGAAATGGCAACTACAACTGAATAAAAATATTTATAACTCATCATTAGATGAGTTATTTTTATGTAAAGAAGGTGATAAAATATGCATTTTAATGTGAATCTTAAACAAATAAAATCTGATTACACATTAACCATTCACAAGATGAATAAATCATTTCTAGGTCAAATTCCAATCAACTTTTTAAACGCGATAAAGCGTGAGCTTGGTGGAGTAGATGAAATACAACTTACCATTCCAAAATATATTACAGATAGATTTTTATTTAATAAAATAATAAATCCCGTTTTTGAAGAAGTAAAAGAAGAACGTCTTATTTGTCTTAATGATAAAGAATATTTTGTAGTTAAGAATGTTGTGACTACAGATGATAAATTAAAAGTAGTAACAGCTAAATCTAAAGAAGTTAAACTAGGAAAGATTGATGTAAATATTGAGGATTATGGATTACAAATGTTTACTAAAGATGAAGAAACATCTATTATATCTCTTAATGATTATTTAAAACAAGAGACAGGTTGGAAACTTGGCCATGTAGATGATTCAATTGCTTATGAAACTGATAGTGAAGGAAATAAGAGAGAGAAAGTAAGATGGCAAGAGAGTATTAACTCCAACTGGTTGGACTATTTTAATAATGAACTAAAAGAACAATTTGAGTGTATAGCTGATTTTGACACTTATAATAATTTAGTTAATTTGTATCATATAGATAGTTTTGGAGATAACATTCAGTTATATTTATCTCATGATAACTACATAAAATCACTTGAAAGAACTACAAATAGTGACGATATAGTAACTAGACTGAAGCTTGAAGGCAGTGAAGATATGGATATAATAGGAGCTACAGTTACAGGATATGATTACATTGAGAATTATTCTTATTTCTTAGACAATAAAGAAATGAGTGAAGAACTTAGCAGGGCTATAAAGAAATATCAAGAAATGAATGAAATAAGAGAGCCAATTTGGAGAGAATTAATAGATACAAAGCTTAAGAAACAAAGAGAACGTGATGATAAAAGTAGTGAATGGTTACATGTAATAGAGACTATAAAGGCTAAAAAGGATATAAAGAAAACTTATGATAATCCAGAACATAAAGATGAAGTAAATTCAGCTAAGTTAGCAGTAGAAATAAGTGAACTAGAAGATAAAAAGGTCATATTAGATGTTCAAATAAAACATTTAGAAGAAGAGATAGCAAAGTTAGATGAAAGTATAAAAGATATAAATATTCTTTGTAAGAGAGAAACCTCGACTGATGAGGATGGATATTTAATATTTAATGAGGCTCTATTGGATGAGTTAAATGAGTTTCTCTATTATGACACTTATACAAATGATGCTTTTTTAAAAGTTGAAGATTTAATAGCAGAAGGTAAGAGACAATTAAGTTTAAAATGTATTCCAACCAAAGAGTGGACTCTGGATGTTATAAACTTCTTAGATAGAATAATAGATATTAATTTTAGACAACATTGGAAGGGTGATTTAAGTCTGGGAGATATTATAGTGTTACATAGCAAAGAATCTAAAGAAGAAGAATTAGTCTATTTTACATCTTTTACTCAAAATTTTAAAAATGGGAAATTGGATACTTTAGAATTAACTTTAAGTAATAAAAAAGTAAAAGAAGATGACAAAAGGACTATAGCTGACTATTTGACTAAAGCTGAACACGCAACGAGAACATTAAACTCTAAGAGACATTTATTTATTCAGCAACAGAAGAAAAGAATTAATCTACCAGATGAATATATTCCTAAGAAAAATATACAAAAGGAGCTGATGTAAATTGATATTAGATAATTCACCAGCAGATTCATGGATTAGAATTACTGGAGTAATTGTTACCTACAACAATACACTTTATCAAGTAGTAGATACAGAGACAAATAAAAAATATATATACTGGGATGCTGATAATCCAGGAACATTAAAAGTTTCTAATGTAAGATTACCAGAGGGAAACACACAATTTTTAGTAGTTGTAAATGACAATGGAAAACACACAGAAGTTCCTATAAATTCTTCTATTTTTGATATTTCATTTGATGGTAATTCAAGAAAAAATACAGAAGAACAGATTTGGGGATTATATGAGACTGATAAAAAGCATAATGAAAAGTTTGTAGTTATTGAAAAAGATATAGATGGAATACATCAAACAGTTTTAGAAGTACAAGAAGATGCATCTCATATAAAAGAAAATATGTCTCTTATAGACCAAAGAGCTGAAAATGTAAATATATTAGTAAAAGAAGTTACTAAAAATTTTGGTCAGTCACAAGAAAATATAACCTTAAGAGAAAATATAAATAAAGCTATAATTAAGTTAAATGCAGATTTAGGTACATTTAGTTCTAATATGTCTAATTATTTTAATGATAATGAGATTACAGATGAAGAAAAAGAAAAGATTGATATTGAACTTAATTTATTAGATACAGATAAAGCGAGTTTATATGCAGAGTTACAAAAACTTATTGATAAAACTACTGGAGTAGACTTAGTTGCAATAAACACTTCAAAAACAGCATTGGATACAGCAAGTACCAATCTAAACTCTATAATCAATTCAGTTATTTCAGATAGTATAATTACACCTTCAGACAGAATTTTAGCTATAAATGCAAATGCTCAATATAACTTAAAGATAAATGAACTTAAAAATACAGTGGATAGAATTTATATAACAGGTATGGGTGGAAGTATATCAGAAGAATTTTCTCAAATAAATGCTACAGCTAAAGAGATAAAATTAGAAGTGGCTAGAGTAGATGGTGTGACTAAAACTAATGCTGCTGAAATTAAATTAACCAAAGACGATATAACAATGATAGTTACAAGAAATGGAAGTGGTTCAATTGTAGGAATTAAACCTGATAAAATTGAATTTGGATTTAATGATATATCAAATTATGTAGAGATAAGCAGGAGTGGTCTAACAGTAAATCAAGGAGCTATAGCATGTGATATATTAACTACTCCATCTGGCCATGAACCAATAATCAGATTATTTGGAAGTAGCAGGTCTGGATTTGCAATAGATGCAAGAAGGTCTGATGGTTCTAGTCAAGCATCAGCTATAAGATTAAAATATGATAGCAATAATTATTTTTGGGTAGGATATGATACTGCTGAGATTTATGTTGATGGAGAAGAACACTTTATTGTTGAAAGAGATGATACTTTTGTAAGATGTGGAGGAGCTACATTTACATTTACAAATGGAGATAGTTTAGGTATAGGATATTCATTTTATCCAGAGCGTTCATCAACTGATTTAGGTTGTGATGATTATAAATGGAGGTATTTATATTCACGTTCTACTCTAAGTGAATCTGACAAAAAGTTTAAAGAGAATATAGTATACATAAAAGATATTAAGAATAGAACTCGTTCAAGTATAACGCCAACACCATTTTTAGATTTTATAAAAGATGAATTTAAACCAGCAACATTTGATTATATTGTATCAGCAGAAAAAGATAGAACAATTGCAGATAGTCAAATAGGGTTTATAGCTAATGATTTTAAAGATAGTTATGTTGGAAAAACATTTCTATATGATTATGGAGAAGAAAATGGATTAATGTTTAGCCCATCTGGTTATACAACTGTTGTAGCAACTGCACTTCAAGAGGAAATACAAAAAAGAGAAGAATTGGAAATGATAGTTAGTGAATTAAATGAGAAAATTAATAATTTAGGAGGATATTAATATGGAAGTAAATTTACAAAAAGCATATACAGTAGCATTTGAAGAGATAAAAAGTTTATATAATGAACTAATACTTTATAAAGCACTTAACATGCAACAACAAGAAGAAATTGAGAACTTGAAAAAAGAACTAGAAGAACAAAATAAAGAACAATAGGATGTGATACTTTGAAAAATTATGAAATAAAGAATCATACCATAGAAGTAGATTTTAGTAATTATAGAATAAATAAAAGGTTACTAGACTATTTTATTTATAATGAAAATGATGTTAAAACAGCTTATATTGAAGCAATATTGAAAAATAAAGATGAAATAATAGATTTATCTGAATATGATAGAGTTTTAGTTAGCATTACAAAAAGTGATGGACAAAAGGTTAATGGTGAATGTGAAGTTGTAGATGCAGAAAATGGTGTTGTAGAGATAGAACTTAGTCGACAAGCACTTGCAAGTGTTGGTATAAATACATTTCAACTATCCCTTGTGAAAGAGGGAACTCTACTTAATACTACAAATCTTTATTATAGAGTTGAAGAGGGTATGATTAATGATGATGATATCACCTCAACTGATGAATATGGAGTATTATTGGTAATAATAGCCCAAGCAGAAGAGATTATAAAAAACAATAAAGAGTTAACTAAAAGAGTTGAACAACTTGAAATAACTATCTTAGGAAATGAAGAAGTTAGGGATAAAGCAGAGCAGATTAGGATTTATAATGAAGATATAAGAAACATACAAGAAGAAGAAAGAGAGTTTAATGAGTTAACACGTCAAAACCAAGAAGCAAATCGTGAAGAATCCATTCAGAATATGCAAATCCAAGTTGATGATAAACTTACTGATTGTCAACTCCAATTAGATGAAATGATAGATGCCAAGTCTGAAGAAATAGACAATATTGTTGATGATAAAATGCTTGATGTCCAAGCTCAAACAGATAAGAAATTTCAGGACTTAGATACTAGAGCTAATAATATTTTTGATTTATATGATAAGACATTTGAAGATAAACTTACAGACAACCAAGAACAAATTGATTATAAACTTGATGAAGTAAATCAAGCTATATCTAATGTAGAAGATTGTATTGATGAAAGTACTACAAAATTAGATACAAAGATAAAAGAAATAGATGACAAAATAGTTGAAGTAAATACTGCTAAGACAGATATGACAACAACTGTATCTAACAAAATAACTGAATTTGAAAATAGATTTAGTGAATTAGAAAGTCTTGATGCTAGAGGCGAGTTAATACAAGCTAGAGAAACTATTGATGGAAATGTAAAGGACACTTTAAAGGATAGATTAACATATGATTTTGAGAAAGTTAATGAGAAAATTGCTGAGATGACTTCTGCTGCAACTAATGTAGCTTTTAGTAAATCTTATGTTGAATCGGATTGGGTTGCTGATGGAGAATATTTTAAACTTATAGTTAATCATAATTTAGTTACAGAAAATATATTTGTAGCAATATTAGATGAAGCAACTAAGAAAAGTATGACTAATTCTTATACTATAGTAGATTCTAATACGATAGAAATATTTAATGAAAGTAACATAGATGTAAAAGTAACTGTTGTAAATGGTAATACAAATAAAGAAGTTATACAAGCTACAATAAATGATAATATAACAACACTAGATAGTACTTACTCTAGTGTTAAAATTGATGCAAAATTTGATGAGAGTCTAACTAAGATAAATGAAAATAAAAGTAATATAGCTACTAATTTAGAGAAGATAAATTTAATGCAAACTAAACTTGGTTCGAGTGAATTAAGTACAGTATCTAAAAATATATCAGATGCAGTAAATGAATTAGATGCTAGTGTTAAAGTTTTGCAAGAGGGTGGAAATTTAGGACAACAATTAGATAGTTTAAAAGCCAAGTATGATGCTCTATCTGATAAAGTCTTAGATATATTAATTTATTTAGAATTAGAATCTGGTGCAGTGGATGAAGTAGGTCAATGGTATGATAATTTAACTGATTCAAAAGGTATTTTATCAATTGAAGGTCTAAGATTAGACACAGACAGAAGAAGAATATTTGGTAGTGAAGGGAATGTTATTTTTAATAAAATAGACATTCCTTTTTCTTGTTATAAAGTGAAATACATACATGAATTAGATGATAACTTTATAGAGACCATTTCAAACACAAGTACAAATGCTGGAGCTAATAGTATAGAACTTGAAAAATTTTCTTATGAAGTTAAATAGGAAAGGAATGATTTAATGAAAGAAAATAAAATCTTACAACGTGGAAGATATTTAGATACAGATATATACTTTGATGAATTTAACAAAGATTTTGATAATTATGATTTTGTAGATATAGTAATAAGTCCAGGTAGTGGTTATACTTTCGGTATAAAGATAGACAGAAGTATCTGGGCGTGTGGTTATAATGTTTATGGTCAATTAGGTTTAGGTGATACTACTAATAGAAATGTATTTACTAAAGTTAATATAGATAATGTTAAAAAAATTAGTTCTTATAGCCATAATACATTTATATTAAAAAATGATGGTACAATATATTCGTGTGGGCTGAATGAGCGTGGGGCTTTAGGTTTAGGTGATACTACTAATAGAAATACATTTACTAAAGTTAATATAGATAATGTTAAGGATGTCATATGTGGTGGACTTCACACATTCATAATTAAAAATGATGGAACTTTATACTCATGTGGGATGAATACTAGTGGTCAATTAGGTTTAGGTGATACTAATGATAAGGATGTATTTACAAAGGTTAATATTGATAATATAAAAGAAATTATATGCGGAAGTTCTCATACATTCATAATTAAAAATGATGGAAGTATCTGGTCGTGTGGTTTAAATAATTATGGACAATTAGGTTTTAGTGATAAAGTTAATAGAAATACATTTACAAAGGTTGATATTGATAATGTTAAAAAAATTGCATGTGGTGGAACAACTACATTTGTATTAAAAAATGACAATACTTTATGGTGTGTAGGTGAAAACAACAAAGGACAATTAGGATTAGGTGATACTACTAATAGAAATACATTTACTAAAGTTAATATAGATAATGTTAAAGATGTTACATGTTCATATCAAGGTATATTTATAATATTGACTGATGGCTCAGTTTTATCTACTGGTTACAATTATTTTGGACAATTGGGACTAGGTGATAAAGTAGATAAAAAAATATTTACTAAAGTGAATGTAGATAATGTAAAAAAAATATTCTCTGGTAATACTCATACTTTTATAATGAAGGAAGATAATAAACTATTATTTGCTGGTTCTAATAATTTTGGGCAATTAGGTTGTCAACATTTTCTTAATAATTCAGATAACTTTACTACTTTTACAGAGTATAAAAATAATGACTACATAGGATTTAGTAAAAGTGTAAATTTAAATGGAGATACATATTTATTAAAAGACAATGGTGAATATTTACTAATAAATAGAAATGATAAAATAGTTTGTGGTCGTAATTTTACGTATATTTTAAAAAATGATGGGACTATATGGGGAGCAGGAAACAATGGAAATGGTCAATTAGGCTTAGGAGATAATACACATAGAAATGTATTTACAAGAGTTAATATAGATAATGTAAAAGAAATTATATGTGGAAATAATCATGTATTTATAATAAAAAGTGATGGAAGTGTATGGGGTACAGGTCAAAATAATAATGGAGAACTTGGTTTAGGAGATAATTCTCATAGGAATACATTTACTAGGCTTGATATTAATAATGTGAAAAAGGTTGTATGTAACAACTGTACATATGTAATTAAAAATGATGATACTATTTGGGTAACTGGTTATAATGAACATGGGGCTTTAGGCTTAGGAGATAATACACATAGAAAAGTGTTTACTAAAGTTAATATAGATAATGTAAAAGAAATTATATGTGGTATGTATCACACATTTATAATTAAAAATGATAATACAGTATGGGCATGTGGTCTAAATAATTATGGACAGTTGGGTTTAGGTGATGCTACTAATAGAAATGTATTTACAAAGGTTGATATTGATAATGTTAAAAAATTTATATGTGGTATGTATTACACATTTATAATCAAAAATGATAATACAGTATGGTGTGTAGGTGAAAACAGCAAAGGACAATTAGGATTAGGTGATACTACACAAAGAAATGTATTCACTAAGGTTGGTATTGATAATGTAAAAGAAATTATATGTGGTATGTATCACACATTTATAATTAAAAATGATAATACAGTATGGGCATGTGGTCTAAATAATTATGGACA